AAGAGGATAACTGTTCCAGACGATTTATTAAGACAGGACTTGGGAGACATAAACTCGCTGGTGGAATCCATAAAACGGTGCGGCCTCGACAACCCCATAACAATCCAGCAGGTCGGCGACAAGATAATATTGCGGAAGGGAAGGCGCAGGCTGGAGGCGTTCAGGCGCATGCGAAAGTCCAAAATACCATACAAGCTTGAGAGTGAGACCAAGAGCGACGAGAGCAGATTAATAGTCCTTATGAAGCAGGCCGCCGAGAACAGGGCGAGGAAGGACTTCACGCCGGCGGAGGATTTGCGGGCGGTTCTGGAATTGACGAAAGAGGCGGTCGAATACATCGACAATGACAGCGATGCGGGGGCATACATCGTGAACCTGCACATGAAATTGTGGAAAAAGGAAAAACTGTATTCAGACGAAAAGAAACTTGTGGACATCCTCAAAGGGGCTGGATACTCGAATTTCAACTTCCTGTCAAAGCTCATGAGACTGCGAAAGCTCAGTAAAAATATCCTCGAAAGGGTTGAATACGGAAACAGCAACACGATTAACGATATTTTTGAAAAGAAGAAAATCTCCTTCGGCCACGCGATAGAGCTGTCGACCCTGAAAGCCGAGAAGCAGGAGATGATGTTCGAGAGAATATTCAAGGAAAAGATGAAAATCGTGCAATTGAGAAAGGAAATCAAAAAAGAAAAGCACGGGAATGAAAAGCACAAGGTGTGTGGCGCTCGCGGGTATCGCCCGCGGAGAAGCGGGTTAAAGATATTGGAGGAGCAGATGAAGAAAAAGCAGGAGGCGAAAAAAGAGAAAGACGAGAATGAGGATGCAGAAAAAATCATTTTCAGCGAAGGGACGGTGGTCATCTGCCCGCATTGTCTTGAAACTTTCGAGCTCGATGCCTTCGAGCAGCACGAGTTAAAGGTGAGGGGATGAAGAAAATCGATTTTGTAGGGGTTGGGCTGGTTATACTAACCATGGTCATGTCCTCATTTCTCGTATTTAGTATAGCAAATATATTTTCCGAGATGAATAAGAATAATAAAATAGTGAGTGTTTTCGATTTTGCTAACAATTTATCCGAGGTTCAGGATTTCAAATCAGGTTTGGACAGCTGGAGCATCCAGTATGATTTTTATTCAAAGGATGAAGCGTTAGAAAAGCAGGAAAAATATCCCGTCGTTTTCAATTGCAGTCGTCTAAGTTGCGACGAAGGGTTACACAAGATATTATATTACTCAAAGGACGGCAAGGGGCTTTTGGTGGTAATCCAACCCGATTTCAAAGAATATATGAGTTTCAGCTGGGCGGGCATCCAAATTAACTTGTGATAAAAACTTTATAAATGAGAAAACCCATACCATTTTTAGGTAGGTAGATATGTTGGAAACGGTATTGGCGAACCTGCCTTTAGCAGCGATTTTGGGAGTTGTAGCAGGACTTCTCAGGAACGTCGGCGGATTTTTAGAGAACGCCCTCAAGGACGGACGGATAGACAGTTACGAGTGGAAGCAACTCGTGGGAACGATAGTGAAGTATTTCGTTGGCATCCTGCTATTGAGCATGGGAATGCCGATTGAGACCGCTGTGGCAGGAACATTCGTCATGGACGTGTCCGCGTCAGCCGTTAAGAAGGCGGGCAGGAGAAAGTAAAAGACCAATCTTTTAGGGTTTGATTCTTTTGTTTTGATTATTTTGGGCGAGATTTCAAATGAACAAGGAAGAGAGGATTGAACTCCTTGAAAACAACATCGCCAAACTGAAAGCCAAAATCAAGAGGATGAGGATGAGAATCAGAAAACTGAAGGAGGATTAGAATGCTTGATGTGCACGAAATTTTGGACGAGAAGGACTTCATAGAGATAGCCAAGAAGCAGCGAGACGGCCTGAAGAAAAAGTTCGAGGCGACGCATGACCAAAATTATATGAAGGCATACAGGCAGTTGAGCGGCCTCGTCAGGGAGTATGCGAAAAGGAGGGAATACTGCGTCCCGTTCATCGGGAGCGACCGCGAGCTCGGATTCCACGAGTTCTCGAACATCGACGACGCGAAAACATACAGGCTGGACGCGAGAAAGGAGAGGCTGATGAACTATGTCTGACGAGCTTTCTCTTGAGAAGAGAATCAGGATGTTCTACACGGGAGAGGGGATAGTCGGCAAGTCGGCCCTCGAGCTCGGACTGGAGCAGTTGGAGCCCTTTGATAATCTTATAGAGCAATACGAGGAGCAGGGACTGTTCGAGCCAGACTTGTTCAGATTGCCTGTTGTTATAACAGAAGCCCTGTATAAAGTCATGGACGAATACTATCATGGTTTTTATAATGAGCTGAAGAAAAAAGGAAACAAAGAGATGCTCGGCGAGCTAATAGCCTATCATCACGACGTCGTCAGCACGCTGACGGAGGAAATCATCACAAGAAAGAAGAGATACTTCGAGGCGAGAGGAAAATATTTCAGAAGAAAGAAACGAAACCCAGACGATGTCTATGATACGATTGAGAGGATGCACAAGCAGGACAGGGAAATGTGGAAGGATGTCGTGGGTGATGGAGATGATGAGCGATAAAGAATACGCCTATTTCAAGAAGGATATTGAAGTGTTCATAAAGGAAGTCATGGAAAAGTATCACCTGGACTTCGAGACAGCAAAGCACAATATAGAAAGGGAAATAGGTCTGTATGAGATGATTTAGACATGCGAGTAAATTTTGACGCAGAGGTCAGAATCAGGGTTATTTGCGAGAACATTTTCGCGGCAATCTACGATGAGTTCAAGAGAGGCATGTGGAGCGGGGACGATGCCGTAGAGCTCCTCGACAAGTATAAGGACATTGCCCTCGAACTGGTTGACAGTTTGCCCGACGAAGAAAGGGATGAGAAAACCAGATACATCAAACTGTCTTACGACGGCGTCAGGAAACTGATAGAGGACGATGAGATGCCGATGATAATGGACGGAAGGGAGTTCCTGAGGGAAAACGGCTATTATGCTTATTACAACGGCAAGTTCCACAAGGACGATGATTGACATGAAGACCCTCACGCAGTTCATAGTCTACATGGTCAAGTGGATTCTGGCACCCGTGACAATAACATACATTATGCTGCACGACATAATGCAGTGGGACATAGTCTCAGCGTTTCTCGTGGCGAACGTTTTCTGGGGCGTCGTATATTTTTTCATAGACAAATATTGGCTGTTCGGGCGTGAGAGGAATGGTTAAACTTACATTAATTCAGGGGGATTGTTTGAAAATTTTGTCTAAAATTCCAGACGAGAGTGTGGATACAGTTATCACAGACCCGCCTTATAATATATCGGAAGAAACCATCCCCATATATGATACCAAAAAAGGTAAGAGAGTAATTCAGTTAAATGAAAGTTGGGATAAGTTCACGGATGAAGAATTTTTGGATATGATATATAGATTTATAAACGAAGTAAAAAGAATTTTAAAGTCTTCGGGAACATTTATTTGCTTTACTTCAGATAAATATTTAAGCTATTTAAGAACATACATAAGGAAAATTGGAATGGTTTATCGCCAAACATGTGTATGGATAAAGTCGAACCCCGTTCCACAAATGCGTAAGGTTAAATTTATGTACGCTACCGAACTGTTTTTTCTTGTCCATAAAAAAAAGGGTTATGATAGTTTTAGATGGGAAAATGGACAACATCCAAATGTCTTTTACTATCCAATTGTTGGGGGGAAAGAAAGATGCCATCCAACTCAAAAACCATTATGGTTAATAAAAGAATTGATAATATATTCAACTAAAGAGGGAGATACAGTCCTTGACCCATTTCTCGGCTCTGGAACAACTATGAAAGCGTGTTTGGAGTTAAATCGAAACTGTATCGGAATTGAAATTTCAAAAGATTATTGCGAGAATATTGTAATTCCGAGACTAAAACCGTTAATCGCACAGTCAACGCTCACGAATACGCATCACAAATTTACATATCTCAACTTCGGCGAGAGCAGATCTTTCGATATTTTCAAAAAGGGAGAAACATGACAAAAAGAGAGGCAGAATATCTGGCAAGAACTGTCAGGCTGATTAAGGATATAGTAAGTGACCCAGAACTAACCGACAAACAAAAGATACGATTGATAGGCACGATACTTTGACTATGACAAGGGTGAATCGATGAGCAAAAAAAAGAACAAAAAAATCATAAACATACTCCGGGACAATCCCCTGACGCTGGGCGAACTTGCCGCCGAATTGAAACAATCCAAAACACAATGCAAGAGGGATTTGAGAGACCTGAAAATTCTCGGCGTCTATGTCGCCAGGGAAAGGATAGACAACAAGACGAAGTATTACATCCCGCTCAAGATGCCGACAACAGAGCCAAGAAAGGTGGACACGGACTACTTTGCCCTGATAGGGGACACCCACCTCGGCAGCAAATACGCGGAGGAGGAGTGCCTCAACGATTTCTTCGACATTTGCGACGAGAGCGGAATCAAGGACGTGTTCCACGCGGGAGACATCGGGGACGGGGTTATGGTTTACGACGGGCAGATTAACGACCTGCTACCCGAGGCGCTGACGTTGCAGGACCAAATACAGTATATTATAGAGCACTACCCGAGAAAGAAGAACATAAAGCAAAAGCTCGTCAGCGGAAACCATGATACCAAACAGTTCAAGAGGCAAGGCGTCGACATAGCGAAATCAGTTGCTGATAGAAGAAAGGACATCGAGCACATCGGCCAGTCGTACGGAAGGATAAGGCTGAAGGACGATGTTTTATTAGAGATAGCTCACCCGACGGGCACCTGCCCGTATGCGAAGGACTACCGCTTCAGGACATATCTCCGGGAGAGGCCGATAAACAACTACCCGGACATCCTGGCGTTGGGGCACCTGCACAGCTCGATATTCACGGACATCCAGGGAACGCAGTCGTACATGGTCGGCTGCTTCCTCGGGGACACGGAGTTCACGAGGAGAAGAGGCCTCAACCCGGCGATAGGCGGGTGGATAGTCGATTTGGACATCGAGGACGGGAAAATAAAGAGGAACAGAAGCGAGTGGGTGAAGTATTGATGGTCGAGTTCAAGAAGTTCCAAGACGCATACATGGAGTTGAGGGAGCGATACATCAAGGACTTGGGCATGGATTCGTATTCGGCTTCGGACTTGGCCTACAAGGAGGCGAGGAAGATATATGATAGAGAAACTGCTTGACGGGAAGGTCGCCAAGTATCACCCCGAGGAGGACAAGGTGTTTGTCCACGACAGGCTGAACGACAGATGCGAGGACATAGTGATGACCTTCACGAAGGAGGAAATAGAAAAACTCTACAGAATGTTCCCGGAAAGAAAAAAAGGGCTGAAGGAGTATCTGCAGGCAATCTTCCCCGTGCTTTGAGAAACCAGACCAGAACGAAGCGGTTAGCGTCCCTCCTCTGCTCTGCTTCTTTAGGTCTGGCTCGAAAAAGGCGGATGGTTGAAATGGGTCAAGCAGACATCATTATGGTTCTGAAAGAGGCGAAAAGACCCTTGACGGTGCGGGAAATAGCGAAAAAATTGAACATTACTACAAGTAGCGTAGGAAAGTCGCTGAGGGGGCTGGTGCGGTTCGGCGAGGTGGAGGTGGCGGGAACAATCAGCAGGAGCAAGCATGCCAAATGCGTTAAAATATACAGACTGGTGAGAAAATGAGCTGGTATAGTTCGAATCCGTACCAATCCTTCTGGGACTGGGTCATGGCAAGATGGAAATGCCCGAAGTGCGGAACAACGTGGGAATGTGTGACCTTGTTCGACGACTGCGTCGAGACGGAGACGACGGGAAGCACGAGAACATTCTTCGTCGAATGCCCCGACCTGAAATGCAGACACAGGGAAATCTTGAAGGTCGAGAGGTTGAAAAAGGCATGATGATGAAACTAAACTGTCCCCGTTGCGGTCACGAGCTCGAGGAGTGGCACGAGTATTTGAGGTGCCCAAAGTGCGGATGGATGTTCGACGATTCCAAACCGCGCTCGCATTTCGGTTTGCAAAAAAGATACGGATAATTCTGACCGAAAACTATTTAAATGTTTAAAACAATAAATAAATATCCAGGCGCAGGAGAGATTTCAGCAGAGCCCATAATGGCATTGTATCTCTCCTAATTTCCTGTGATATTTATGGAATTTGAAAAAGTTATGGAAGATTTTGCAAGAAGCTTTATAGAGAGAAGAGCTAAAAACGAAAACTTCGATATGTCGGAGCACTCGTTTTATACTCACAGTCCGGAGCAAGATTTTCTATCAGTACTGTTCACGGGATATATTCAAAATTTTTACTACATGAGTTCTGCCGAAGTTTTCTCCTATTCCGTGCCGTTGCACAAAGAAATCATCAAAAAAGATATTGACTTTTACATTCAAAGTCTCCATGTCGCCAGAGAAATATCCGCAATGAAAGATCAGGTTTTAATAGGTTTGTTATTGCTGTCCAAATGCGAAATGAGAGACGATCTTTTTGATCTGTTGGTAGATTTGCTATCAACATTTCCGCCAAACCAGGTGGTTAGAAAGTTCGTCAATACAAAAAGAAAAGACAGATCTCTGTTCGGTGGTTTCGGCTCTTTTGAAAAAAGATTGATAGCCAAAGTTTTTGAAACATGGAAAGAAAAAGGATTGCTTGACTATTATTTCGCAAAGTATAGAAGATATGTCCAACAATTAGTGAACCTTTCGCATATAAAAATCGAAAAAGAATTATTCGGATGGTTGAGTAGCCCGACCCAGTATCAAGGCAAAGAGGGGTATCTGAACAAAATAAAAGAGTTTTATCGTTCCAAAAATATACATGATCTGCCCGACAAGGCTCCCTTTGAAATAGTGAGAAGCTTCATCAAAAAAGATGATTGGAAGCCCGAGTTGCTGGAAAAATGCGACATCACGGCCAACACGGTAGTTTTGCAGGCGACAAGCCTTTACTCCGCATTTAAAAATGAGATGCTGCCGTATGTGAAAAGAGCGGTGAACAAAAAGGTTACCGCAGATAAGATACTCAAAGCCTTGATAATGGCAGAAATAAAAGAGCACCACGAACTGGCCGCGGAATTAGCCAAAGCTTATGCAGAAAAGGTTAAAACAACATACAAAGATCTGCTATTGCCCTTGGACAACGCAAGCATTTGCGTCGTTCTCGATGCTTCGGGAAGTATGGAACCCGAATCGTTAAGAGGCATGTTTTTAAAAGGTTTGAGTTGCATCGCGCCGTTTTCTCCGATAATAAAATCGTTAATATTGTTCAGCGATGAAGCGGGAGATGCGGATGTCAGATTCCTTTCGACGTGGGAAGGTTTATTGAAACTCATGCAACTTGCTGACAATTCATACAATAACTCTACCAACATAGTCGCCGGATTGTCACGCGCACTCGAAAAAGCCAAACAAAAAGAAATAAACGCGGTTATTTTAGTTACCGATGAGCAGGCAAACGTGGTTTCTTCGAGCGACACCGAAATGGATTTAATTAAAAAATTGCTGGATATGGGCATCCAAGTAATCGTAATTAATCCAACGCCGTATCCGGTGAAGATAACGGATATTTCAGACAAGAGGCTCATTTATATTCCTTCTCCAAATCCCGAAGCATTGAAGGGGGCGCTGAGATTGTCTCAAATTGTAAATGCAAAATTGCAAGCCAAACCGTTGCTTGAAAAAATCGCAAGCGGCGCAAAGAAAAAGAAGAAAGAAAATGAATAGAATCAAGGCGCTTGGAGTATGCTAACAACTATTGACATCGAAAGATTGAAAGAACTCAAAAAAATAGCAATTGATAGGAACATGACTCTGCGGGATCTTGTAAACAAAATCATCAACGATTATTTGGAGCGTGAGCAATATGGCGCGTAAAAGATGCCCATACTGCAAGGACGGAAGAATAGTGAGAAGCCATGAAAAGCACATTGCGTTTTGCTCGTTGTGCGGTCACGAGTTCAAGTATTGAGAAACCGAGCCAGACATTCACGCACCTCTGACGAGTGGGTCGTCCCCGAAAGGGATTACTGCCCGTGAGTCCCATTCAAGCGTTCACCGTATTGACCTCTTTATTTCTGGCTCGGCTCAAAATGCCCATGAGGTGATATAATGGCAGAATTTTATGGAAGATGCGAACGTTGCGGAATGGAAGTCGATTGGGACGATATAGCAGGAGAAATAGCGAACGTGGGTTTTGTCTGTAGATTGTGCTGGGAAGAATTTAGAGAAAGATAGGCTCAAAATGCCTCAAACAGCCCGCCCAAGTAGGCTCCAGCCGATTGCGGAGGGACGCCTCCGCCAGAGGGCGAAAAAAGTCTGCCATTGCCCTCGCAAGAGGTTAAGGGCCTGTCTCCCACAATGGCAGGGGCTTGGGAGAGATGGTGATAAAATGAAAGATAGTGAGTTTAAACCTATTATTGATGAAATTAAAAGACAATATGACCTACAAATGAAAATGGACGATTCTCATGATACTAAAATAGGCATCATGCTTGGTTTTATTCTTATTGTTCTTGCCCAAATAACTCTAAGTGAAACGTTTTTAAATGAGATAATAAAAAATCAGATTTCGTTAATTATTTTTACTGTTGGTCTATTGAGTATATTATGCGCAACTTATTTTGGAATAAGAGCATATTTTATTAGAAAATATAATGTCGGACCGAAAATTTTTGATTTGGTTGAGCAATATAGAAAAGGAGAAAAAAGAGATTATAATAAAGTAATTTCAAGAAAAATTTACGATGCTTTTGTTGAAAACACCAGCATCTCTCAAAATAAAGCAAACCGTATTAAGAAAATGTTTGTTTCGTTTTTTGTAGGGTTTGTGTTGATAACAGTCTCGAAAATTATTTCGATGGTGATTTAAGATGTCAGACAGGATATGGAGAGATGATGAGAATGGAATGTTACATTTGCGGAAAAGAAATTGATGAAGCAGCAGAAGAAGGCATAGATTATTGGAAGTGCTATGACGGAAAGTCTGTAATTTACATGAAGTGTTTTGAAAAACCAGAGGCGGGTAAAAGCGTGTCGAAAAAATCTGCTATTGGTCTCTAACGAGGCTGAGGTGATGGCATGAAATGCCCATACTGCGGAAACAGGCTGAAAACTTTATTTTACTATACGACAAAGCCCAAACACAAAAAGAACAACACAAAATTTGCATACTGCGAAAAATGTGATAAAGTCTTCAGAATAATTGTTGCGGATACAGAAACAACTGAGAGGGTGAAAGAAAATGAGTGAAGAAAAACCTTTGAAATTGGAAGAATTAATTAAATTGATAGAAGAAGAATTTACAGAGAAAATACAAAAGATAGATGCAAATCACGAAATAAGATGGTTATGTATTGATTATTATAGGTGGCAGACAATCAAAGACAAAATCAAACAACAAAACAGATTAGCAGTTCAGGGATTGCTTGAGGATATTGATGAAGTAGAATTAAAAAACAAAACTTTGTTAGACTTACATTATGAAATTAGACAAAAAATCAAAAAATGGTTTCCTGTTGAAGAAGGCGAGAGAAAATGATAGGAGATGACCCTTTGATAAGAGATTGGATAGAGAAGATAAAAGAGGATACAAATAAAGGTGAAAGAAAGTGAGTGAAACCAATATAATCACGAAAAGATGCCCATACTGCGGAAAATTATTCGACTGCTATTATGACATCGGATTTGCGATTCATAAAGCATGGTGTAAAAAAAGGTGAAAAGAAAATGAGCGAAAAGAAAACACTCAAATTCGTTCACACAGCCTTTTGCTTAGAAATTCTCACAGAGCTCTTAAAAAATGATTCGGTGCATTTCAAGATTGTGAATCCGCTTCCCAAAGATGCGAAGTTTTTCGATTTGAAATACGATTCTTCGACAAGAACCCTTCATCTATTCTTCACGTCAGAAAAAGGCTACGAGCGAAAGGAGGGAGAGCTTCTTTCCTCAGTTCCAGTCACGGATATTTTATTCAAAACGGTGAAAAGCCATGAATTTAGATAAACTTGTCGAAATGTGTTTTTTCATAGGGCTTCTCAGCCTTTTGTTATTCGTTGTCGGGGCATTGCTTTCGTCCGAGACGCTGGCGCTCCTTTTCTTTTGCCTGTTCATTTTCGCGACGGCGGTCGAAGTGGTGCTGATGATTTTCATCACCGCTACGAATTGAGATGCTGAAGGCGAGAGAAAATGAGTGAAAAACCGAAAGGCATAGCTTGCTTGTTTTGCGGAAAAGAGGTTTGGACGACCGACCCAAGCAAAAGCCCGGACGAATTGGCGAAGCAATACAAGTGGTGGAAAGTCAAGATTTCCAACGAAACCGACTCGTTTTCCGGCTATTGTTGCCGGGATTGTTTCAAAAAATTCGATACTGACTTACTGACTTAACGAGGCGAAAAATATGGTATACCATTTTCCAAAATGTATTTGTGGTGGAACGCTGTATCCTACTAAGGAAGAATACAGAGATAGTAGCGGGACTGGTCGCTATTACAAATGCGATAAATGCGGAGCAAAGGTGGGTATAATTGAGAGCGTTTACGCGTAAATCAGTTGGCAGCAAGAAGCAAGCAGCAATCTCCATAATCATAGGCGCTATCATAGGCGTTGCAATTGATTATGCTGTTTTTTCATCACTCATATACACCGACGGCGATTCGATGGAGCCCGCTCTCTCGCCGGGGTGGCATATATGCATCAAACAGCCCGAATACCGTATCGGCGACATAGTCCGATACAAAAACACCAACCCAGAAATCAATTGCTCGCACATTTGCCACAGGATCGTCGATGAAAACGAATATTATTATAAGATATGCGGCGACAATCCGAAATACCCCGACAACTGCGAGAAGGTCGAAAAAAACAGGGTCGTGTGCAAGATTATTTTCTGATCACATTATGACAAGCCATCCTTTGTATTTTTTATTATTCGGTTCGTATACGGCATCGCTTTGGGGTTCGACCAAATAGAATTTGCGTTCATTTGAGATAAAGCAATTCAGCGCATGAGAATAGTTCTTTCCCGTAATCCAAATGATTCCGAACGCAAGATCGGCGTTCCAGTCCTGTATGTACCCCATCAGCCTGTATGAAAAATTATCGCAATCGAATCTCTCCGCCTTGTACTTCATTTCGTCGGTTTTGTCCTGCGCCAAAAACTCTTTCAATTTGCCGACCGATATCAGTTTGTATTTTTGGTCGCTCAAATAGATTTTTGCTCTAGGGAAAACTCTGGACACTATATCATACACTTCATTGTGGCTTATCTCCGAATACTCTTTCGTTTGCCTTCGTTTTCCGAAGAGCAATTCGACTACGAATTCCAGTATTTTTTTGAGCATCGTCGTTTCACTTCAAAATTCTTTGCCCACTAACTTGTCTATTTCATTTATTTCTTTGCCTTCATTTTTTAGATTTTCTTCTCGCTCTTTTAATCTGTTTTTTATATTTGTTATAAACCTGGGTTCTCCATTTACTTTTTTCTCCCAACCTTGCCCTCTGGGAAATGTGAACCCTTCTCTTTTTAAGTTTGGATACTCCACCATCACGGTGAATGTATTATCTCCTTTCAAGATTTCTACTATTTTAAATTTCATTCCAATCACCTCATTTAATGCGTATGACCAGCATCTACCGGGCTATGCTGATGACTTGCGGCATTGCCTTCGAGGGCTGGCGATACTTCCGACTCTGATGGGCTATGCTGATGACTTGCGGCATTGCCTTCGAGATTTGGCGCATTCGGAGTAGCAGACACATTAGCACTAGCATCTTCAGCTGTATTTGTATCAATATCGTGTGTATGTCCCGTACTCCACCATGTTTTCAGATGATAGTTAAAGTCAGCGGTTCCTGTTCCGGTATATCTACATCTTAAATACAAAGTTTCTCCTTCGCTAGGTTTCATTGAAGATATTTCTTTCCAAATTGCTGTTGTACCCATATTGTCAAGGAATATCTTTCTAGTACCCAGTCCATAAGAGTAACTTTCAAGCTTGTATTCAAAATATTCAGGAGATGGGCATGAAGTAATAACAATCTCTACTTCGTGTACCAGTATTGTACTTCTTCTTTTTTGGTTTTCAGAATAACCGGATGTATCAACAGTATAGCTCGCGATATCTGTCCAGTCACTTCCTAAACCTGAATATGATCCATCTGATGTGTGGTTAGTGTCAGTCATCCATGAATCTCCTTTTATATTTGTCGTCGTTGCTGATACTGTATGGCTATGGGTAGATGTATAGGATGAATGATCGTGACTTGCGGCATTGCCTTCGAGGGCTGGTGATACTTCCGACTCTGATGGGCTATGCTGATGACTTGCGGCATTGCCTTCGAGGGCTGGCGCTATATCTGATTCCGATACATCGGCAGTCCCGGTGTCGGTTCCGTGTTTGTAGCTTCCCAAATCCTGTAACTGCTCCTCGTTTCTCGCCAACTTGTCCAAGAATGTCGTTACTCTGTTCGATAGCTCCAGCTCCAGCCTGTTGGGTTTGGTCGCGTTCAAAATCACCCTCTTTTTGACTATTTTATATTCACCCGACATGCCGCTTCTCGTATCGTTGACCGTCACATCGTCGCCGACCGAAAATGTATAATCCGTTTCGACCGGCAATATGGAGATTCTGTAAAAAGGCTTTGGCGTGCCGTCCGGATATGTTCCCTCGTATCCGCTGTAAGTATCCAAAATCTGGTCGGCGAGCCTTTGGGCCGATGTCACATCGGCGATCGTCCTGTCTATGAATATCGCTTCCTTGGTGATCCCGTAATAACTTTGCGAATCGGTATTCTCTCTCCAGCCGGAATCGATTTGCTGCGTTCCGTCGCCCATGCCCAGCACCTTCACCTTGTTTATCAATGCTTCTCTATCCACCATTTTTTTGATATCCCAGCAGTTTGCAAGGCTGCCTCCCGTGTTGAATGTGGCTTGAGACGTGTCGTTTCCCACTCTTTCGGCTATATTGAACTGGTCGTTGTCGCTGGCGTCTTGATTCACTTTCCATTCGTAACCTATTTGCCTCGCCAGCTTAGCCAGTCCCAGCAACCTGGATTCATGGACGCTGAAATCGACATTCCCGTAGTTCGTGTTCGTTCCGACATTGATTACTCCGCTGCACAGATCGGATACTATGGTGCTCGTTGCCGTGGCGGACCACGATCCATCGTAGGTTTTTTCGAGCAATTTGACGCTCATATCGTAGCCGTAGCATTTGACGATGCCGGTATCGCTGTACTGGGGCTTCTCCAGCCTGCCTTTGAACACGGTCGTCGAATTGAGCTGAAATTTAACTATATTGCCCGCTTGAACATTTGGATCGTCGTGATCTATGTCAAACAGTTCCAGCTCAAATGTGAAAGGTTCGTTGAGCTTCTCCGTGAACTCGGCTTTCAAGTAGTTATCCGAATAGTCAACGCCGTTTATCAACAATGTCCATGTCAATTTGATCACCTGTGCGATGCCTCGATTAGACTAAGCATAACCCCGATCGTTTTCGGTCTCGTCGCTTCGTATGTCATGTTGAATTTGTTCATTTGAACGGTGTGCGTTGATTCCAAAGCGCTCCCCAATCCTTTATTAAATTTGAAAGTGATGTCTCCCCCCTTTTCCATAAATCTGCCCAGAATGTTTGCCTGATTGACCGCAGATTTATCATAGTTGTATGATATGGTGCAGTCCTTTTCGGCATACGCCGAATCGAGTATCTTCAGCCTCCCATTTGCGTAATCAATGCTGTAGTCGGTGTCTTTGACCAATGTAGTGTCCCCGTATTTGATCGTCACATTGCTCAAACCGGTGGCCGGCAATGGCGCCCATTCATTTAATCTTCCCGTTTTGAACGATTCGTCGCTGACCACTCCGTCGCTGGTCAGTTGCTTCACGATCGCCGCTATTTCCCATGTTACCGTGATTTTTAGCATATCGAGAGCGGACACTTTGTTTCCCCTGTTCCAATGGTTTTTTGATCTGGGCTCGTGAATGAATGTGATTTTTTTGTCATACGTCTTTTTCACTCGCTGGACTTTCAAATATATCTCGTTTCCGCCTGCTACTCCCGTTTTCGACAAAGTCGCTATTTGCGCCATAAAAATCACATAGATAGTTTCCCCACTAAAGCGGATTTGAAATACTCGCCTGCCGAATTGATGAAACTCTTGGGGTCTTCGACCCCGGTCATCTCCACATTCATATCGGCATCAATATTATATGTATTGAACTGGGTGCCGGTCGTCAAAGCGCCGGCCGCAGGAGGCGGTGCGGTTATACTTTCCTCGGTTGAACCAAATACTTTAAGCGCTGAGAGCGGACCCGGAAATAAGCGCAAGCGCCCAAACACGCGCCCCATTAACTCAAGCAAGGGCTTTAATAAATTGAACAATCGTATGATTCTGTCGGCGATGAAATCAATTATTGGATCGACAATGCTCCATAACCATCTGAATACTTTTGCCAAATCTTTTATTATCGGAATCAACGCATCGGCGATGGCATCAACGACATCCCATATCGAAATGCCCATCTTATCCATGACCCTTTTGATAACCAAACCGACAAATATTAATATGCCTATCACGGCATACAGATCCCATCCGGCCAGTCCCATGAATTTCAATCCGGTTCCTCCCAGTATCGAGGCTGCCCTCACGGATGCTATCACCATTTGCACGCCCTTCAATCCGAGCGCCAACTGGGAAAACATATATACCAAAAATCCTACTGCCGCTGCCACCATCACCGCAGTTCCGATGTGTTTCTTTTGCTCGTCGGACAAATTGGCAACCCAATCACTGAGTTTTAGCACCCAATCCAGCACCCTTTCTGCCACCGGCATGAACAAAGATGCCAGAGTATCCGAAATCAGTTCGGTAATGCCATAAAGTTTAAACGCGGGCGTTAGCAAATTCGTCATTGCCCTTTGCAATGCCATGCCAGCGAACATTGTCGAAAGCCACTCCATGTGAAACCTTTGCTGGGCAAATGTCAATTTATTAACAGCCCTGTTATAGCTAACCGACTTCCCGGTCGTTGTATCGATGATTCTGCCCTGTCTATCTATTGCCATATTTACTCCAGACAACGCGCCTCTCAACCTATCCATACCTATGTGCGAATCCGCCGCCAGCCGCATAAGCGTTTCTCTGGCCGCGGTCGATACCCTTTTTACCCGGCGCCCGGCCGCGTGCAAAGGCGCCTTTGTCTGATCTATTGCTCTCAATATTATTGTTATCGTTTCGGTTGGTCCCGGCATAATATTTCACCCCAAAGTTGCCTCGCTGAATTCGTCGGCGTATGCGGATTCCCGCTTCTCGTATTTTTCTTTCAAATACTGCACGATATAATTGTAAACAACCGCGTCGAGCTCCAGCACCTCTTCGATTTTCATATTCATTTCCTGGGCTACGAATATGGTTTCGAATACTATGTTCTTTTCCATTTCCGCCCTTTCGGCCATCATCTTCATTTTGAGCCTGAACAGCTCCATCTGCTCTCGCGGACTCATGCTACTTTTTTTTTTGCTCTATTTGGTTCAAGTTTATTTCTTCGAATCCGAACAGCGGCGCAATTTTGGCGACCAAACTTCCAAAATGCTCGGTCACATAAGCTTCGATATCCTCTACGGCAGCGCCCGGATTGGCTCTTTGGATCATGTTTATGAAGATATCGAACACTTTTTTAGCGTCTTGCTCGGAGAAAGTGTCTCTGCTCAAAGTGCAGAATATCTCCACATCCTTTCGCTTCGGTTTGATTTTCAGGCTCTCCCCGTCTATCTCTATCTCTTTGATTTTTTTGCTCAATCCTTCGAATCTCACTTCATTCATTTGTATCACCTCGCAATCTTTTATTTCGCTTCGCCTCCCAGCGTTCGAACGCTGTCTTTGGGCTTTCCTTCCAAACTTTCGATTCGTTTGCCCAAATATTCTATTTCCCTGAACAAAAAGTTAAGAATCTGGAGGCTTTGCGAACTTAAATGATCATGCCACATCTTCATCCATCTACAGTCCCCAAACTGTTCTTTGCAGCTTTTGTCCCACTCCAACCATAAAGAAAACGGAAAATCTGCTACGGTAACACCAACGGTAATTTTTTTCCGGTCTTCCTTTCGGTTCGTTTCATTGTCTTTTTTTACATCCATTTCGATCAACCTAAATACCGCTAATTCGAGCGTTTCAATTCAACCGCAAACTTAGCTCAGCTTCTTCAGTTCTATGTAAAAGTCTTTCGGCAGGCATACGATCGTGAAATCTTGCTCCCAATGTCCGTCCGGACCCGATATCCTTCTGTCGCCCAGCTTGGTAACCTTTGCGTTATCCAATACTATGTTGACTTCGTTTGTTCCGTCGCTTAAGTTAACCAAAATAGCGCAATCGACCCGGGTTTTTCCCGACTCGCTGCTTCCGGCCTGAAATCGCGTGTGGGTGGTGCTGATCGCGGTTCCGGCTCCGAATGCGAAATGCTCCAAGATATCTCCCGACGACGGTTCTCCTCCGATCTGAACCAAGGTCCCTGATATGCTTGCCAATCCGTAAGGTTTTTCATCGAGCTCTGCGTTCTGGAAGTTCGAAGTTTCGCCCAGCAAATCTATCTTTTCCACCGCTCCTTCCGGCTCCACGATAGTTACATTTTTCGCATACGCCGTTATCGCTGTTCCGTTATTGAAGAAGGTATCGAGTGCGGCAGTATTATCAATCGAAACATCGGCCGCCGCGTCAATTTTTATCACGGTTTCTCGAGCTTTCCATACCTTTGTCATTTATTTTCACCTCTTGGATTTTTTCTTTTTCGAATCCTTTTCGTCTTTTATTTCAGCTCCAAAGTCAAACACGCTGAACTTGCTAAAGTCATCCAATTCGACAACTTCGCCGGGCTTAATCTGCCTCTTCAATTCATCAACATAAATTTTCCTGTTTCCTATGTATCTTCGCTTCATATTTATCTACCAAACGATTCTCTCGTCGTTCTAATAACATCGCAGTTTTGAAGCTCTGACCTGATTTTTTTTCTTGCGTTATTCAACGGTCTCCTCATCCAAGGGTGAGGTTTGACCTCGATTAGCGGGGGAATTTTGCGCGTATCATCCCATTTGGCAATTATCCACTCCATCAGTTCGGGATGGAGATACGGGCTTACCACATGCTTTGCCATGTGTTCCAAGTAATGACCATAAATTTTCATCGGTATCTGATAAACGGGGCGCCTGCCCTTCTTTATACATTGCGCCTTGATGCTCTCATACAATGCGCCCAAATGCCACAGTTCTCCTCCTTTGCTGGCTCTCAATGCTATTTCTTCTTTTAACGCGTTTTCGTACAATTTGGCGACATTTTTCAGCGTAATGTCAAGCGATCTCGGAAGTTTGCTCATGTATCTGCCCAATTTATCTCGCAGTTCTATATCTCCTTTAATATCAGCTCGCATTGTTATCATATTTTCATTCCTCGAAGTACGTGCTAGTGATCCTCACCGATTTGAAATGAACTTTGATTCTGCCCCGCATATACACGGTTGCGCCGGGGGCCGTTGTATCGAATTTTATGCCCCTGAATCCGCCGTCTTTGAATGTGGTCGTTCTCCTGTCTTCTATCAGTTTTATAATATCGTTTATCAAACTGTCCGCGTATTTGGCGCTCAGGTTCCCTGCCGTATATACGTCGCAGTTCATACTCACCTCGATGCTTTTTTTATTGAAAGTGAAATTATCGGTGTAAATATCAGGGGAGTTGCAGACTATGATCGGATAGTCGTCCCTGTCTCTCCCCAAATTTTCGGGAAATGCCGAAAATACCCAGTTATCGGTATCTCTCGCGGGCGATTGCGTGTCGGCTATATCCTGCTTGATGCTGATAATCACCAGATTGTAAAAATCTGTTATTATGCTTTGCAATGTGGCCGGGCCGAACCGGCGCGAATCGAATGTATCAAAGTCAAAGATGCAAATCGGCACTTGGCTCATCGCGAACACACCTCACGGAAGTATTATCTCGCCCGCGCGGTTGAGCGTTCCTTTGCACTTTGAATAAGCATGCAAAGGAATTTGGCATTGCCAGCATCCGTCTTTTCCACACACCTCCGCATATTCGTTTTCATAGCTGGATTTCACTATGTCATTTATGCTGACATTGTTCATGCTGGCATACGTTCGTATGTCCATCCAAGGCGCGTATGTTCTGCCGGATCTGCACTTGACCCCAATTTCGGTTCCGTTCGTGTCATAGTAGTATCCCGTTTTTCCGCTGCTCGAAAGCCTGTCGAAAAACCCAATTTCTTTCGTCAACGGGCATACGTAAGCTCTGTCAAGTTCCTGAACCTCGAGGTACTGCGTTCCGCCGAACCCTGCCAGCACCAGAGTTATTATCCCCAGCACTCCAAGTTTTTTATCCATTCAATCCACCCTACATCTCCAATTTTGCCCCGCAGGGGCAGTGCTTGTGGTAATACGAGTCGCCGTAACTTATCGTTCCGCTCATCTTGACTTTTGACAGGTCTCGCCCGCAAAACGGGCACCTGTCGCCGAGCAACTCGAACCTTAAAAGGTAATAGATTTTCTTCATTTTCTCAAGCATGGCTATCAACCCAAAACAACCCAATCGGTTGAGTTGCATCCCAAAAATTGCTTTGATGATGAGTTGTAAACTATGATGCCTTCGTAAGACGATGAGCATGCTGGATATGACGAAGACGTGACATTCAGATAATAATCTGTATTAAGATTCCCGCTCATTGTATCCCCGGTCTTCTTGACATAGTTTCCGCTCGCATCGTGGCTCGCCAAGCCGAGCAGATACTCTGCCCTGATTTCCTGCGCCGTCAGGCTTCGGTTGAATATTTTGACCTCGTCTATTGTGCCGTTGAAATAACTACTATATCCGTCCCATCCTATATGTAAGGGAGCATTATTTGCCTGAATTTGAAGATTTGGAACCGATATTGTGTTTTTCAAATCCGCATCTCGATAAAACCTGATTTCGTCATTACTATTATCTGCTACACCAACAAGATATATCCACTGTCCAGTAGGGGTTGTTTCGTTGTCACCAACTACCCACCAGTTTCCATCTTGTTGTCGTATTTGGAATAATGCTCTACCAGGATATCCGCCCTTCAATTCCCCGTAGCCATCATTAGTCCACGAACCTTGTAATGAATAACTCTCTGAATTAGGAGATGCTCCGTTTAATTTTTTACACACAATCCCATCATTATCGATGGCATCATTCAATTTTACCCATGCTGAAACCGTAATCCCATCAGTGATATCCAAACTCGCTGAATCGGGCACTCTCACATAATCATCCACTCCATCAAAACTCAAAGCGGTTCCAAACCGCCCAGAAACCCATTGTGGCGGGGTGTTTCCGTCGGCGTTGGTCGAGTTGGCGTCGTAAAGTGTGCCGTCGTTTCCCTCTCTTGAACTGTCGTAAGCGGTTGTTCCTGTATTTTCGTCAAACGCCCAGTAACCGACCAGACCCTCGCCGTTTGATTGAAGGGTGTTGTTGAAGCCGAGAATGGCGGAATCGAATGTCCAACTGCCCGTGATGGTCTCGCTCGCCGACTTGTCAACCAAATTTGTGGCGGCAATGCCGTCGACGGTTGACGATGAATCTAAGGTGAGGGTGTCGGCCACCTCGTCATCGGTCCAGTCAAACCCCAATGTTCCGGTGTTTGCCAGCGCTCCTTTGTCGACGGATGAACTTGAGTTAAGGGTTAAGGCGTCGGGAATGTCATCATCGGCGAGTGCCGAGCATTGAAGCGTGTCATTTACGCCTGTTACGAAATAGTGTGCGGAACAATATGCAGGGTAATTTGTTAGTGCCGTGAAATCTACCGAACCTGTGTTATCTATAGTGAGACTATTGGAGATGTTGCCATCGTTGATCGGGTTCGTCATGTAAATATAATCTATCCAGGCGCTGTTTATGTTCGTGAAGTTCGAATCCGACCAATCAAACACCGAGTTGGCAACTGCCGTGTCGCCGTCCACATCTATAAATGTATTCACATCTCCCTCGACATCCGACTTATCCACATCTCCCGTAAGTTTCGTTGCGCTTATCAAATTGGCTCCTGTTATATTATAATCATTCATATTCAGATTTCCGCTCATCGTATCTCCAGAGACATCCACATAGTTATCATCCAAGAGAGCGGTCAGGTCCGACTCGGAATCAAAATATTGATCGTCCAGCGCATTGTCATCTATAATAATATTGTTATAGGTTCCGGAAACCTCTCCGCCAAATGACGTGCCGGCGTCGAGAACCTTGTTTCCGTTTTGGTAAACATTCGTCGCATTGAGGTCCGTTATGTTGATCAGGTTTGACAAAGCCCAGTTGAAAAGGGAGCCTGCCGAGACTGTGTCGCCGCCTTCGTCTATGAACTTATCGTTCAGGTTTGTCCCGTCGTCGTAAAAGTTCGATGCGTTGATGTTCTCCGCCACAATATCGTATCCCGTTCCGTCAAGGTTGGTTTCAAGATTTGTGGCATACAAATTGGTTGTATGAACATTGGTTGTGTTTACATTTGTTACATTAAAAACGTCTCTTTGCAACATGTTCAGAGAATCATTCAGGCTCATATTACCGTAAACGGTAAAACCATCCGAATCGGTTATGTTTAGAATATTTTTGATGCCGTACCAGTTTTGTAAATCGATATCGGCCCCCGGTCTGAAATCGGTCAGAGCGTAAACTATGCTGCTCAAAGCCCACATTCCCAATAAAATAGTAAGTAGTTTTTTCACATCCATAGCATCACTTCCAAATCCGAATCGTCCGCCAGCTTGCCCAAAAATGTGATGGTTGTCGGGGGACCGTGCGACACGGTATAGTCCTTGTCCTCGAGCAAAACGACCCTGTCTTTTATGACCATTACCATGGTCGAAGCGTGCGAAGTGTTGTCGCAGGTAAGCACCCTGTTTGTATCTCCGTCGCTTCCCGAGCAATCCGCTCCGGTTTTGTTTTTAACCTTGTGTGGATAAATGCCCGCTCCGCCGGAAGAAAAATCCAGCTCATCGCTTCCGCCGGGATTGTGCCTGGCGCTGTGATTTTTCAAGTCCGCAACCAGGTCATTCCAGTCAGACGATAACACAAGATTGGTGCTGTCTTTCGTATCATCAAACGCCATAGAAAACACGCCCTTTACAAAGACGCAATTACGACCTTGGCACCGCCAAGCATCTGATTATTAGTTAGGATTATCGAACTTATATATTAATTATTACTTGATTCGTTGCCCCCTCACTTCGAAGTGCGACCAAGTGTCTCCCGGATTCACGCCTTTCTCTTTGATGATGTCAACTATTTTGTATTCCGATCCGTTATAAACGAACCGGTTGTTGAGCTTGACATAGTCGATGTTTGCGTCGCTGGGACTGACATACAAAATCGCATCCCCTACGCTCAGCACCCCCTCTTTCACTTCATCGCTCTCCGCATTCATGATCAGAACCAGCCCGGTAACAGTATGGCTTGTCGTCGATTCGGTTGGATGACCGTAATCATCAAAGCTTATCGAAATGTCCTTTACGGTGATCGTTTCTCCATGCTCCTCCAATATGCTGTTAATATCTTCGTTTGCCATAGAGATCAAAACGGCTTCATTATATCGGTCACGGGCTCGCCTTTAACCATTGTGAGCGGTTTGTTTCGTATTTGGTTCACTATCTCTTTGTATTTGTCGTAGAATATTTTGAATCCTTGGGACTGCTGAGTGATTTTCAGCTTTCCTATCGAGTATTTCTGTATTTTTTTGACATCGATCTTGGTGAAGGCGTACGCGGCAGCCAGATACGCATTGGCGAGAGCAAGCAGATTGTCCGGGGTGGCAATTCTCACGGGAGAGTACACGTAAGTTACATACAATTTCGTCCCCGCGGCGGGAGCGCTCGACAGCACGAACTTGCAATCGTCGTCATCAATCGAACTGACCGTGGCCGTTGTTTCTGTGCCGTCGGGATCCACCAAATACACGATTATATCATCCGTACCGACATCGCTATCGTCATCCAGATCGCCGAGATAGTGTCCCTTCCAATTCTGGCAGTAAAAAGTTGTATTCGATCCGTTTATCAGGTTGCGTCTGGTATTGTCGATGTATTTGACCCGCTCCCTGACCACTTTGATTTGAATATCGTGGTTCAATTGATAAGCCGCCATGCTGATCAAAGTGTTCAAATCATCATCGGAAATATTGCTGGTTGTGAGCCCCGAGACTGCTCTAACCTGAGAAACGCTACAATAGCTAATAATGATCACCTTTGCTTGGCTCGAAACATGGAGGGCTTTTTCACCAGAATGTTAACAGATCCAGTTTGAGATACATCTTTTTTGACAGATTTTTTCGCCTCACAGCATTGTTATTGCACGCAGCCTCCCTTGAAAGCTCTTTGAAAAACGCCAACCCCGCTTGGATCGAAGCAACGAATACCGACACGCTTATTATCAATTTAATATCCAAACCACTCGAAACAACCGCTTCATAGCTCAACATCCCAGACAGCGTCGAAAAAAACGCCACTCCCGCGTTTCCAATCAATTTCAGCCAGTTGACGCACATTCAGTTTCACCTTTTCTGAGCGTTCAAGATGTCGTTGATCAGCCCCGATATGCTTCGCCCGGTAACATGGAATGTTTTTTTAGCCCACCGTCTGAACTCTTTGAATCCCATCGAAGAAGCTTTGCTTTCGAGCTCTTCTTTGGTAAGCACAGAACCGTTCTTTCGGGATGGTTCCTGCGCCGGTGAACCTTTGACCGGCTTCGGATGCTTGGTTAGGTCTATCGAGTCGATGAACTTTTGATCCACCGTTTTTCCATCTATTTTTATTCCGGGCAGAATGCCTTTGCGTCCCTCTGCCAGCACTTTGTCTTTGGCTGCGAGCCTGTCCGCGATCTTTTCCCTTACATCTTCGGGCAAATTGGCAAACCTGAACGGCTTGCCTCCCATTTTTATTCTAAAAGCCATTGACACTCACCTATGTTAAACTTACCGACTTTATGGTCCCTTCTTTGTTGATTTTGATTTTGTTATTTGTTACATCGAACCAAATCTCGCCGTCCATCGGTTTTGCAGGCGCGTTTGCGTATCTTGGTATGATCAAATGAGCGCATTCAAACCTTCCTCCAGGACCTTTCTTTAAATCGGTATGCTTTGTCGTGTTTGCGATTTCTATCACCTCATGCCATCAGATATTTGGCTGGCCGAACGAAATATTTGTTTCGAATTTCGGCTTGAAGTATCACTCCTGTTTGGCGTTCATGAACTCTTCTATCGCTTTCGAAATGTTGGGATTGAGCCCCCATGTTGAAGGGATTTCCTTTTCTATGCTGGATCGCAGGAACTCGTAATCGCCTTCTTCCAGCTCCAGAACCCCTGTTCGATCCGCTTTTTCGAAGGCTTTGCTGAGTCTGTTGAACAATCTGAACTTATCCAACCCTCTTGGAATCTGCTCCGGTCTTTTATTGGCTATAAGCACATTCAAAACCATGAGCAGATCCTCGTCTTGCATCTTGAAATCTCCCGTGAACTCTCCCTTCTCATTTTTTATGGGCACCTTGCTTTTCCATCTTTCAATCTTTATTCTTCTCATTCTCCTTCACCGAAAATAATGCTATTTACGGCTTCCTTTAACGAACCAAAATACAAATATTACATTTATGCAACCGTTCCTACATGAATGTATCTCGTTCCGACTCCGTCGATGTTGATCGCAATTTTATGCGTGGGCGTTAAACTTCCCGGTGTGTCGGATATGCATCCCTCGACTGCGTCGAAACTGAGCAAGTAAGTTCCGGCGCCCTCGATTCTAAGGGCAGCAGTTTGAGTTCCGCCTAACAGCACCCCGTTGGTAACATTTCCGCTGACATTAATGGCATTCGTACACGCCCCGATCTCTATTGCATCCGTAACAGTTCCGCCAGATATCTTTATCCCGTCTGTGGCGTCTCCAGCAATGCTTATTCCGGTGGTCACCGCGCCAGAAAGACTTATACCGGTAGTGCATGCTCCGATTTCTATACCAGTATCTATGTATCTCATGTAAATACCGGTGCCTATGGATACCGAGCTCGTTCCCTCGATGTACGCGCCGTAACTGTTGGTTATGGTTCCGCTGTTATTGAGATTTGCGTGAATAAGAGCCGCCGTTGTTATCGTTCCTCCGCTGCTGACATCGATCGACGCTTCGATTCCGTACGCCGTTGTGACAGTAGCGTTTTTTGCATCGGCATTGCCGACCACTCCTTTGAGCAATCCCACAGTATAAGAGTTGTCGGTCGTGTGCCTCGCCTTGATCTCTGCTCCGATGACGCTGTTGGTGGTGTTCGCCGAACCGTTGAAAGTTGATCGTATTTCAAGGCACGTCGCCCCTCCGCCACTCATATCGCCGGTGAGGGTGAATCGCCAGTAGTTCAATCTGCCTGGATTGGTGCTGGAGCTTGAAACATTCTCATTTATGGCCGCTCCGCATGTTCCGTCTATGTTAATAGCGGATGTGCTGTATGTTCCTCCCATATCAATGCCTATGGCGCTCGTTGTTCCCGACATATCTATTCCGCCAGTCACTCCCAACACTCCGGCGGAAACATCGCTGAATACTATATCATCTTGAATGTAAAGGTCTCCTTCCGCTTTGATATCTCGGCAAAGCAGCGTTCCGCTGTGCCAGCCAAATCGTCTTGACATTTAAATTATTCACCTCGCTCGTGAAAATTTAGGTAACAAAATAAAAATTTAGTTACCACCGCGAACCGAGTTTATCAACTGCGGTCGCGGATTAGGACTCTGGCGAGTCCCCTAACTAAATTATAGTGGAAACTAAAAAAATGCCGTTTCCAACCAAAAAATTAAATCTTACTCATCAGCTACTACGAGCCGGACAATTGCGTCTGGATGAACCGCCTTGGCCTCGTATGCGAGACTGAGTTTCATTCTTATTTGGTCTGCGTTAGGCCAGTCAAACACTTTGACCGTTGCTTGTCGTCCCCAAACTATCGCTCCGCACTTCTTTGCTTTTACCAGTCCGCAAATGTGACCGTTAACATCGGTGCTGACATTTGCTCCCTGTACTCTTATTACGCCCGCATTCGAAAATGCTGGAACTTTTGAGGTACAGACCACTTTAACTCCCAGGTATTGCCCTATTTCTCCATGCAATACCACTTCATCTGAACCGTATTCCGACGCATTGACGAACTGAGAATCGTCTTGCAATGCTTGTCTTTGCTCAGGCGCTATGAACAAAACAAACGGTTCGTCTGGCGTTGGTTCCCAAGCATTTTTGGTTACCGCTGATTTGGTGAATGTGTTGCTGCTCCAATAGTAACCGATATTGGAAGTCAGCAATCTGATCGCTTTCGAAATCATGCTCGTTGTCAGAATATCGCCTGCATCCAAAGAGTCGTCTGCATTCGTTGCGTCTCCGCCGAATATTGTTTGCGCGCCGTTCACGGTATTGCTCATTGGCGTTGGTTCGGATGCGTCTTCTCCGCTCGCATCCGTTTTAAATGTTCCGAGCAATGCGTCTCTGATCGCGCTGTCGACGGAGTTTTCGTATTTGTAAGATAACTCCTCTCTACAGTATGTCACTTGATCCAGCGCATTGGTCATTATTGCTTTGTTGGAAATTGCGACGCCGTAGTTGTAGTATGTTGGCGTGAACTGAACCGAATCGGCGGTGTCTATTTGCGTCCATGAAATCTCGCTGCCCGCCGAGTATTCTTCTGAACTCGATTCCCAGCTTGAATCAGCCAGGTATTTCTTTCTTTTAGCCATGAAGTAGTCTTTTGCTCTCTCTGCTAACTGAACCTGAGTAACCACGTCCAAGAATCTTAATCTCTCTCTCGCAGCATCAACGGCCTTTTTGGCATAAATCGCCGGAGTAAGACCGTAGATGTTGGTTCCCGCGCTACCCTGAACGCTGGATACAGTAGTTACTGTGCTTGACAGTTCGAATGTCTTGAAGCCAAGTTTATCCATTCGCGGTACCATCGACAATTTATATGTTATTCCATTTTCCATTTAAATCACCCGATTGGCAATCCCAAAAAGTTTTTCTGTATGAACTGAGCCATAGCTTCATCAACGTCTTCGATTTTCTCCTCGTTTAATTCTGCCTTAACGCTGAGTCTTTCAGGCTTTGCCGACAGTTCGAATCTCTCGGCTTTCAATGCCTCGATTTCTTCTCTTAGTTCGGACAATTTTTCTTCCGCGGTCATGGATTTTTCCTTTTTCCATGCCTTGGCCGCGTCCGATATCGTCTTTCCTGGGTTCTTTTTGAGGAATTTCTTGATGAATTCGGTGTATTCGCTCAGTTCTTTTTCCTTCGCTTCCTCAAGATCCTGTTTTGAAATAGCCTTCATTTCCTGTTCGGTTAGTTTTTCAGGATAAGGATATTTCTTCTTTTTCATTTCTTCGTCTTCAGGATACGGATACTTTTTGTCTTTCTCTTTTGCCTTTTCGGTTTCAGGATAAGGATACTTTTTCTTTTTCAAAGCCTGCTCAACGGATTTCGCTATTATTTCTTCGAGCTCCTGTTTTGTCAGCGTTATTTTTTCTTCGAGGTTCTCCTCTTTTTGGTCTTTGCTTTGCTCCTCCGAAGAGCTCTGCTCTCCAGAAGATTCTGCTTTTGCTGGTTCAGCGTTTTCCGGTTCGTTTTCCGGCTGCTTATCTTCGTCTGCCATAGACTCACCTTTCACTCGTGAATCAACGGAATCAGCTACGCTGGTTCCGCTCTCATTAAGAGTATAAAACTGATTGGGGAACAAATACTTGCCATCATCCGAAGCATTGCTTCGATTGAGATAGGTGGTTTTGCATGCGGGATTGGTAACAAATGAGAAATTCTTATATACTATGTCTCTGACGCTGTTGCCAACCTGCCTTCCCACTATTTTCGGACTGATGCCCCACTTCACGCCGACCAGCAGCGATTTCTGGGCTTTGTCGTCAACCACGTATAAATCTCCGACCAGGTTATTTTTTTCTATGCGAATGTTTTTAGCCATTCCCGCCCATTGCCACGCGGCGTCATCGTTGTGATCCCAGTAAAGATAAGTGTTCGTTTCATCGTCCCAATCGGTATTTATGTACCCTTGTTTGATGGTTTCGCTGTCATAGTAAAGGTTGTTCCAGATACCAGGGCTCATCAGTTTGCAGTCTTTGATAACCAATGTTTTCACACCATTTATATTTTTGAATTCAAATCTGGTATTTTTGATGTTAGAATTCATAATTTAGTTATTGGATTATCGAACTTATATATTAATTATTATGCTTTCAAATGAGTTTGAGAATCTTTTGATACCGATACACGGTGTTTTTTGACAGTCCAGTCGCCAGACTGATGCTTCTTCTGGATTCGTTTTTTGCCGTGAGCTCGATTATCTGCTTCAATATTTTGCCCGTAACCTTCACGGGCTGACCGGCTTTTTTGATTTTGTCGAAAAGCATGATCCACGTTTGAGGCCCGATGTGCGCGATGTGGAATGAATACTCGCCCGTCATATCGATCAGCTTCTTTGGCGGTTTAACCAGCACTGGAGCTCCCTCTTTTTTCGCCATTTGCAAAGGCTTCAGGTTAACATCGCCCTTGTCCGATCTGAACTCTATTCTTATTTTGTGATCGGTCACTTCGTGGATGGTGTACACGCCTCTGGAAATTATGATAAAGACCCCGGGATAGCGCGTTTTAGCCGTGCCGATCTTATGCGTGACCCCGTCGAAGAACAGCCAGTCCACCGGCTCCGTCAGCTTGATCGTTCCTCTGACATGCGAACTGTCGGCATAGTTCGATTCTTCCACCGTTGCGGGAGTGAACAGCGTTATCCCTTCGAGGCAACCCTTGAGTTTGCCTTTTTTGAACAATGCCAGCGCGTCATCGTAGGTCAAGACTTTGCAAGTTACTTCGTCGGGAACAAACAACCTGACATCCCGGTGCGTTTTTCGCCCTATGCTGTGCAGGTGGATGACATAAGGCATCCACAGATTGTTGTTCATGATTTTTTTGAAATTTCTCTGCATTCTCTCCGGGAAGTCCCTGATTATTTTGACTTCTTTGGCTTCCTCCGGCTCTTTTTTCAACTCTTCGTGCTTCACCGCAACGCCGATCGCGGTGACTATGTCCTCGAGTTCGTCTATTGTCGAAGTTTCCTTTTTTTCCGTAATATGATTGACCCTTGGCTTGTGAATCGAGTACCACCTGCCTTTGTCCGATTCGTGCCTCCAAACCTCTTCGACCAAAATGCTCAGTATGGCTCCCTCTTCGTATTTTTCGGATGTGTTGAACGTTTTGCCGAGAACCAGCACCTTTTTTCCTTTGAAATCGGTTATCTTGTCGGGGTTGATGCCGGCGTCCTTTTCCCTCAGATAGACTCCCACGAGATAGTTGTAAAGATTCTTTTCCTTGGGAATTCGGTCCAGTATCACCACATCTATATCGACGAGGTTGCGAAATTTCAGCCACGACTTATGCTCTCCGAAATGATACTTTGCCGACAGGTCTTTGATCACGGCCCCTTCCGAGTAAGGCAGATTCTTTGCCCACTCTATCGCCTTTCTGACTTCATCGACCCCTTTCGCAAACTTTCTCTGAATGAGCAAGGTTCTGGGACCGAAGTTCAATTTATTCAAATATTTGATGCGCTCGTGTAAGCTCAGGTTCGTGATATCATTATCGAAGTAAACGATGTCCCATATAAATATCTTAATGTTTTTGTCGTCCACCTTTTTTCCGCTTTCGATCGCTCCTATGAATTTCATCAATGTGTTTCTTCCGAGCTGCTTGCCGTCGTCGAAAGGAACTATCTCGCCGTCCACTATGAAATTAGCATCGCTCATCTTCGATATCGCATCGCACAGAGTCGGAAACGCAAACGTCAGCTCTTTTTTTTGCTCTGAAAATATCTTCACTTCGCTTCCCTTTTTGTGGCAGCACACGTGAAATCCGTTTATCTTTTTCTCTACGGAGTATTCGATATCATTCCTGATCTTTGCCATTATGTCATCGATTTTGTAATAAGCCGAGCCCAGCGGTTTTTGAGGAAGATAAGGCTCGAACAGCCGAACCGAATCTCCGAGAATTATTTCGTTCATTTCCACTATTTTGGTCGGTTTGATGCGCTCCAGTTTCAAATCGTAAAGCGGAATGAATGAGTCGTGGCTGCCCTCCGCATCTCCCCATATCATGTGAATCTTCGGTATCAACTCGGCGTAGCCGTTTTCTTCGAGCATTTTCAGCAGCCTGACTTCGATCGCCCTTCTTATATACGAGTTCTTCTCCGCTCGCAATCTGATTTGCAAGTCCACATCGTTCGGTATGTGACCCTTTGGTCTTTTCACGGTAGAACCGACCAGAGAAATGCAGTCCTTGACTATTTTGAAGTCCTTGAATGCGTCCAGAAAATCGAGATTCGTCAAATCAACTTTCTTGTGTATCATCTCCTTTTCTCCGGTTATTCGCTTATACAGATCCAATGACCATTTCTTGTAGGTTTCCGGGTGAAACTCAATGCCCCTTTTCTTGAGCTCCTCGTATATCATTTTGGCGAGATTGACGAGAGTTTCTTCCGAATACGGTGTTTTCTCTCCTCTTTTCAGCTTGCTGTAATGGGCGCACACCAGTCTGTAATCGTCCTTCAAAACATCCGTGCTCAACTTTTTGGGATCATACGTCTCCGGGTTCTGTATCAAATTCGCTTCGACGTTCTGGAACTCAAATTTTTCCAACACGCTTTCGATTTTTTCGGCGAGCGAATCCCACCAGCTTTCCCAACCTTTCTCGCCGTACCACACTTTGCCCGCAACGACCACTCTTGGTCTGTTCTCGGCGCCGATGTCGCATTTGGAATACAAGCCGTCCTGCTTGTCCAGCTCTTTGCTGATATCTTCGGCTTTGTCATCGTCGGCCGGGTTCGCCATCCTGAACACTATGAAGGCGACCCTCTCGGGCGACTTTCCCTCGTCGCTCGCCCTTATCTCTATCTCCTTGATCCCGTTCAGTTGCTCGAGCCACTCGTCCTTTATATGAACATCGATATCGTTGAAACCGTTCCACGACTTCTTCGGACCGTCCGTGCGGCCGCTCAACCAGCCTCCCGGCGGCAATTTGTTGTATACCGCGTAGTATGCGAATGTGGGCGAATTCATTTTCGGCGTGTAATCCGCATTCAAAAATTCGATATCCTTCACGAATGTTTGCGTGCCTTTTTTAAACTTCCACCTTCGCGGAGCTGAAAACTTCGTGATCCATTCAAACGAGAATTCGTAAAAATGCTTTTTGTCTTTCCATCCCCATTTTTCAATCTCGCTCTCGCTGATCAAATGAAGATTCGCCCTCTCGTCGAACTGCTTTTTCGTGATTTTGTTTGGCGCATGAAGCCTGATAACGCCGTAAACAAACTCTTTGTCCACGACATAAAGAGCTTTGTCCACCATCTCGGGATAAGGTCTCGTCTTTATTATCAGCGATTTTTTTCCGCCCCATAACCATCTGGCGTGAGGCGACGGCAAATAAATTCCCTCTCTCTGCTCGAACAGTTGCAACTCCACCAACTTCTGACTCGCGTCAATTGAATCGGGATCGTAGTTGCTGAATACCAGCTCGTATTCGGGCTTGTCGTTCTTGGCGAAGGTTCTTTTGTGGAGCATCTTTTTCATGTAAAAATCTTTGAACAAATCCCTTATCCAGTCGGCATCATTCAATGTTAAAAGAAACTTTCCCTTCACCGATTTCAAAATGTCGCGGAGCTCCCGCAGGTTTTCTTTCGTGAATTTCAAACCGTTTTTTTCGAACTTCCACTCGTCGGGATAAGGGGGATCGACAAAGAAAAACGTCTGCGAGGAGTCGAACCTCTTTATGATCGATTTGTAGTCCTGGTTGTATATCTTCACGCCCTTCAATCTGTTCCTCAGCGCGTCCCATCTGTTCAAAATCCCGAGCAACTTTTCTTTGTTGAACCAGCCGTATGTTTCTCTGTCTATTCCGTAAGAGTATCTCGTGAGATACAAAAATTTGGCGAATCTCTCGGCATCGTTCTTCGGCTTCAATTCTTTGATCCTGAAAAAAGTCGGTTTGTCGTTTTTCCATGCGTATTGCCTGAGCCTTTGGGCATCTTCGGCGCTCGTGCTTTGTATGAATTTGTACGCGAACGCGATCTCTGGATCGAGATCGTTTAAAACCTCGATTTCGCTCGGGCTCTTTCTCCAGAACACCGCAGCTCCGCCGGCGAACGGCTCGCAGTAAATTTTGTGCTGTGGCATCATCTTGATCAATTTTTCCGCGACCCTGCTCTTGCCGCCCGGGCTGCCGAACGCCTGTTGCATGAGTTCATGATCTTTGTATAGCACCATGCCGTCGTAAGACAAAATGATTTCGCTGCTCGATTTCCCCTTTATCTGGTTCCAGTATCGCCGAATCTGTTTTTCGGCCTCGTGATGGTCGGGATACGAGCGCCCCGCTTGTATCAGCACGAATTTGTCTGGATTGTATGCTTGAGCGTATGCCAGCGAATTGGCGACATTCAGATGCCCTCTCAACATCTTGCCCGTGGCAACTATCTCGCCTCCCCTTTCTTCCAAATTGTAAATGGCCGCATCCAGAATCATTATGTCCGCGTTTTTGAGATAGCGCTCGTTTTCTGCGGGGACCGATTCCATGTCCTCGGCATAAACCAAGCCGTCGATCCTGTACCCGTAGCAGGGAAATTTCTTGCCGGTCGGAAACGCCTCCGCGTGAATCACCCTGAAAGGAATTATCTTGAATCCCATTATTTCGTTCGTCTGGCGAGGAGTTATCGGTTTGAGAACGATGTTTTTGAACTTCTTTTGTAGCCTTTCGTTCGCCAGCACATCCGGGGGAGCGTAAACGTTTATGGGCTCGGTCAGCCACTTGTCCAGATCGGGCAGACCGCCAATGCAGTCGGCGTGAGCGTGCGTCAGCAGGCAGAAGTCTATTTTCTCGATGCCGTTCTTCTCCGCTTGCTCCCTGAAGTGCTTGGTGACATCGATTATGAAGGATTTTCCGCCCTTTTCTACATAGATGGAGCTATTGGTGCGCCTGTTTTTTCCTCTTCCTTCAACTAACTGAGTCGGACCCGAGCCCAGCACAACTATTTTCATTCGCGATCTCCATGAATTTTGGGCATGCCCTCTATCTCCCTGATGTAATCCTCGGTTTCCGGATTGGGAGTTATCAAACCATGCTTCGCGCATCTCGCTATTCTCTCCATCTTCGAATCGAGCTCCTCCAGAGAAATCTCCCCCCACTGTATTTTCACGGGCGGAACGCGGTTAACCTGGGAAATCCTTCTTATCACTTTGGATTCGAGAACTCCCACCGTTCTCTCTATTATGTCCTTGAGCCTTATCTTGAAAATGTACTCCTGCCTGTTGAGAGTGGATCGGTTGGTCGTTTCTCCGAGCCCCGTCGCGAACGCTTTGGGTATGCCCATGCCGGTGATCATGACATCCATCCAGTAGTCGAGAAAGTTTCTTATTTTGGCGGACTGCCTCGATTCCAGCAGACCGATCTTCAACCAGCTGGGATGGGAGAACGCGGTCAGGCTGTTGATGTCCTTCAGCTGCTCCGCAACCTTGGTTATCTGCTCCGGCGTGGCATCGTGAGTTTCGTCGCCCACCGACGCGTCGATCAGCGGAAAGCCGACCCTGTAGCTGGCGTTGGCGAAACCGTCCTCGACCGCCAGCTGCCTGAGATACGACTTGTAAATCGGCTCGATCAATCCGATTCCGTAGAAGCCGTCCCCGACCTCGTACAGCTTGAAATGGGCGACCCTTTCCGGTGGCAGAAATATCTTGTTGCCCTGCAAAGAAACCTGGGGCGGGGGAGCGATTTTGTTGTTCACCCTTTCCATCGACGGAACCGACTGCGTGTATCCGACCGGGTTCCCGTAATCATCCAGAGCGATTCTGTCCGAGCTGTCCTTCGCGTAGTCGAACCTTTTCGGATCTATGATGTCCAGATCGACTATCGCGCTCTTTTTCAAGCTCCCCTTCTCGATCGTGCCGTAGATTATCTCCCAAGGGCAGAACCCGTAGATGAACTGGTACTGAAATGTTTTTGTGAGAATGTTCCGCCAGTTCGTTTCTCCGCCCGTGTATCCGACATTGTCGAAAAACTCCGAAAAGTATTCGACGGCCTCTTTGCTGCCCTTCAAAGAGTACCCGGCGCTCATGATGATCTGGGTCAGCACGTTGATCGAGTTGTGTATTATTCCGTTTTTCGTGTAGCATTGCTCGAGCTCCTTCAGCTGGCCGGGAACCATCCTTTCCAATTCCGGCGTCGCTTTCTTGGCGACGGGGACCGGCGAAATCTTCGAAACGGCCGAAGCCAGATTGAAGGACCTTCTGCCTCCGAACAAATCCGACAGCAGCATTCAACCACCTTATTTCTGCCTCATCTTCTTTACCAGCGCTGGAAATTCCTCGAAGCAAAGATAGTATAAGAATCCGCACGCGAACACGCTCACGATGTCGAACCTGAAATCGGCAAACGCCGAAAGTATCACGTTCAAAATGAAACCGTACGCCAAGGAATACAGAATGAAATTTTTGATGACGCCGAGCGATTCCGAAACCGATTTCCGCTTCAAAAACCTGCGCAAAGAATCGAGCATTTTCATAATTATAATATTATCGCTTTAGTATTTAAAGTTTTGTTTTCGATCGCTTTAGTGTTTAAAGTTTTGTCTTCGGGCTTGCTCTCCCTCTTGGTCCCGATCAACAGATCGCCCTTGGCATGCACCTTCACGGGAACTGCGCTGACGGCTAAAGCGAGCGCCATCACCATGTCGTCGTGGGCCGCGCTCGACTGGTAGCTCGTGATTCCCGACTGGGTCTTGACCTTTCTCATCGCCGTGAGCTCCTTGTAGAGCTCGTCCGTCAAATGCTCCGCGCGCGAGCCGGGCTTGTGAGGAAATATGATCTTCCTCTCCTCTATTATCCTCCTCAGGTTCATGAGATAGTTGATTCTCCTCTTGTAATCGAACCTGCAGCCGACGGCCCGAAGCCCCTGCATCCTCAGATCCTGTATGAAGTTCGACCCGAACAGGCTCTCGTCGATGAGAACCGCCTTCGGATGAAACGTTTCGCTCAACTTTATCAGCTCCTTTCTCTGAATCGGGATTGCAACCCCCCTCATCCTCACGATCCTCCTCACCACGGCCGCCGCGCCCACATTGTCAACGACGACGAAAACCGTGTAGTCGGCATCCTTGCCGGTCGAGTACGCCAGGTCGCAGCCGATGTAGCACGCCCCCTCCACATTGTCCGAGAAATCTATTTTGTCGTCCCAGCAGTTCAGCACCATGTTCGGGGGGAACAGCGCGTCCTCGACCGCGAGCGTATCCACCATGTACTCCCTGTCGAACTTTATGCTCCCCATCGATTCCCTTATTTCGGCAAGCCTTTCCGGGGGATAAAGCTCGGGAAATATCGACTCCCCGTACTTCATTCTCTTGTAAATCGGGCTGTCGAACCCCTTCCTCCCCTCGTACTTCCTGCTCTTCATCGCGGGATAGAACCGCGTGACGAACTGCTTGTTCTCCAGAAGCTTGTGGGGGATGTCGGTCTCCGATTCCGGCGTCGTTATTCCCACGAGCTTGCCCCTCTCCGCCGTGACCCTGGTCAAAACATACCTGAAAAAGATGTCGTGGTTCGCGTAAGACGCCAGCTCGTCCGCCACGACGTAGTTCAAGTGAAACCCCTTTATGCTCTCCGTGTAAGGCCGGCAAAACAGCCTCGATCCGTTCGCCGTCTCGATCTTGGTCTTAGTCCACGTGACCTTGAGCCTCTCCTCGGGCTCAAGCTCCCTCAGCAGCTCGTTCTTCAGTATCATGTCCTTGTTTCTCTCGAGCAGCTTGGTCGCGTGCTCCATGATCTTCGATATGACCAGAACCTCGGACCCCGGCTTGTAGTACAGTATCCACAGCGGAATCCCGACCCCGAATATGCACGTCTTTCCGAAGCCCGTCGGCGCAACTATGCAAACCCTGTCGTGCCTGCGCCACAGATCTATCCACTCCCTGTGGCACGGCTTGATGTGCCAGCCAAACACCCTCTCTATCCAGAATGCGGGATCCTTTTTGCCGCGCAGATAAAACGCGTCGATGCTATCCCCCTTCAGTATTTGCTCCATCGTCCTCATAATCGGTCACCAACCCAAGCCTCTCTTTCAAATAGCCGAGAATCATCTCATCGCTGACCTCGATGATGGCGTAATCGTCGTGGAATCCCTTTCCCAAATAAACCAACCCGAGCCTGCAGCGATACACCTTTCTCTCGACCCACTCATCGCCGACCTTGACCTTCACGCGCTTCCCTATGAAGTACCCGGGCAAATTCACGGTCTTGACGATCAGCCTCTTTACTCTTCCCTTGCTCGTCCAAATAACCTCCCTTTCGGTAACTCTTCTTTTTATATACATACTATAAAAATACGCTCAAAAATATAAAAACCTTGCGATGACACACCAGCGCCCAAAATGTCTTACTCTACAGATACCGCTAAGGCAGTTCATTAAGATTACGGTAAGGAAGAACGCTTCGGTGCGGATTCGACATTCTCCCATCCCGCATGTCAGAGATATCCATTTTACTTATGTTATTTGAATTCATAAGGAAGCGCTCAATTTCCAACAGACGCACAAAGTTGGATGTGCGAGGCCGATACCGGCAATTTTATCTCATTCACCGCCGCTTACCATCGATTCACAAAGCGGGCGGCAGTTTTGTAAAATCCTTGCGAGCTCAATCTCATTTTTTGCCCGGTCCCGTTGCAACAGCTCATCATCAGCATCTCGCCAGTACAGCAAACAAATATTCGCGCGGGGATAAATGCGGTCGCTTTGGTAGCAAATGCGATATTTATGCAATATTGTTTTACAAACAGCAAATATGCTATTCAGAACTAACGGATGCAATATCTATTTTGTAGGATATATGTTTTCGACTGTAAAATTTTGGGGAAAATAGCGAGGGCTGGCACTATACCCATTTATCAAAAAATTTCTCGTGAATCCAAAATTCCGATATACAAATGCTTATATTACTATTGTGGCATATAAAACCAGATATAGATTATATTATAACAATACAGACATATAAAATAGAAATTGCGACATAAAAATAAGAAAATGAAAAATAAAGAATATAAAAAAGAAAATAAAAAAATCAAATATACATTTTTGCTAATGCTTGTATTTTCTGCATATCAATATGCTTTATTGTTGTTTGTGTTCTGTTTCTGTTTGTTTGTGTTTTCTGTTGTTTCTGATAAACAAATTTGTATATGTAAAATATCTTTTGTCTCTGTAATTTCGCTATCTTCTCTCTCATCCATGCTAATAATATTTTTCTTCTTCTCTCATATTCTCTGTATTCTGTTATGCTCATATTCATTTCTTTTGCTTCTGTGTGTTCTGTTATTCTTCTATGCTTCATTATTATGTTTCTAATATCAAAGAGATAATTGCTATTCAATTCATCGATCAATTTTTTTATTTCTCTGTTTATTCTGTTTATTCTTGATATTCTTGATTTGTAATTGTATATTGTTCTTATGTCATTATTTTTCTTCATTTCTTTTATTGTCGCATTTATTTGCTTGATTCTATGTAATGCTAATGTATAAATTCTGTCTGATGTTGTTGTTTTTTTTGCGATTTTTTGGCATTCTCGTCTTTCTTTCAATAATTGATAATATTTGTTGTTTTGCTCTAAATCTCTTAATAATGTTGCTCTTATGTCTATGATTTCTTTATATTTTTCTGTTATCTCTATTATTCTTTTTGCTATTAATAAATTTCTGTAATCTCTTGACATTCCATATCTGTTTTTTGCTGTTTCTTTTATTTCTCCAATTAACTCCTGATATGTTGCCATATTCATCAAATATTATTATGCATTATGTATATAAAAAGATTATTGCCATTCTTTTATCATTATATAATATAAGCATCCAAAAATCTTAATTTGTTTCTCCAAAATATAAATTCTAATCGCCAAATTGTAAAATATGAGATCAAATCGCTATTTATGATGGACCTGATTATAATCGCTATGATGCAACAAATATATTGATGAATATAATTGATGTATGCTATTTTTACAATATATATAGAAACAATAAAAAGAGTGATGCAAATGGACATAAACAAATTAATAGAACAAGCAAAGAATACAAGCACAAAAAGAGTCTCAAAAGATAAATATTTGTGCTTGTATTGGAATAAAGAGAAAGAACCCGAAAACTACAGAGTTGTGAAAGAATTCATGAAAAAACATGATTTGACACCCACAGAATTGAAATTATTCCTTATTCAGATAATAAAGAGTAAAAACAATTGATTGCGGGTTCTTTCTTTTTGATTTGTTTGTTTTTGCTTTTTTTTATATTCTTTTATTTTTACTGTTTTAAAAGCGTTTAAAGGTTTTTAAGGGTGCTTGTATGAAGGAGAAAATTGAATGGAAAGAGTTTGAAATCGCGGGTAGCAAGTTCTATGCGGCAGTTGTGGGTATGGCGGTCATCGGAAACGAAACTCAAGTCATCGTTAGCGATGAAATTCATGCCATCAAGGGGGTCGCTTTTATACACGCCGACGGCAGCTTCACTTGGTTGAACCCGCCAGACAACTTCAAAGCCGATGTTGAAAAGAAGTTGCTCGAGTTGTATCCGCGATAGGATCTCTTTTTAATTTATTTGTTTTTATTTATATTTTTTTATATTCATCATTTTAAAAGCGGTTTTTAAATGGGTCGTATATCGTTCATTTTAAATCTTTAAAAGTGTTGAAAAATGACAAAAGAAACAAAATTCTTGGTAAGAGTGAATACAGGAGATACAAAGGTAGTATCTGAAAAAGAGATTGAAGAACTCGCTAAAAGCATTGAGTATAGTGTACTGGATGTCTATTTTTAGAGTGGTTTAAGGATCGGACCCTTACCACTCTCTGGGTGGGTCATACGGGTGGGGAGTTGATTACTAGAAGCGGTCAATTCCGCTTTAATTTTATTTTTATATTTTTATTTATATTTTTATATTTCTATTTTTAAACGATTTTAAATGGGTCACATAGGTGAATTAAATGGAAATTGTTCCGAAGGGCGAGAATTGCGTGCTTGTAAGGACCTATAAAGCGGTTTTCAGCATTCATGGACGCGATGACGGTGCGTCAATTAGGTTGCACAGCGGTAAATTGTCAATTACAAAAAATAAAAACTGCGAGATAGTTGAAAAAGACGACTAAACGCCCAAGTGGAAGTTTAGAGTGGTTTAAGGATCGGACCTTGCCACTCTCTCGCAAAGCGAAAATTTAACATTTGAACGCAAAAAGGGAGCTCCCATTCAGTATATCTTCGCTTTGCAAACCCAAAAACCTTTTGCCAGGCGCGCGTGTCTGGCCTGACAATTTAATTCTTTTCAGAATTTGGTCGGAGTGTTTCGTCAATTGTCGTGATTTTGCGTGTTTTTAAGCGGTTATAAAACAAAATCCGCCGAACGATATCGGCAATTGACGAACTAATTTTAATGGTTAATTTTTTAAGAATTTAATTGGAGTAAATTGTAAAAGGTGATGGGATGAAAGTTTATGTAGTTGAATTATGGGAAATTAGCTCCCCGGCTACACCTCCTGATTTTTTGGAGGCATCGGTTTTTGGGAGTTTAAACGCTCTTCAACGCTGGTTGAAGACCAAAAATATACAACTCAGTAATAAGAATATTAAAAATCTATTGAATAAAGGCTACACCAGCGTTTCTTATCAGGAAGACAACCGTCTCATTGAAGTTTTTGTAGGAAGTGCGGAAAAATTATAACTCGAATAGTTGGAGTGAATTGTAAAAAAAAGGTGGTTCTGATGGGATATTGCGTGATTGGATTCGGCGAAATAGCCTTCAAAGTTCCGCCAAAACCTCAGGATGCCATTAAAGTTGTTGAAATGCTTAGTAAAGCCAAGTGCTTTTATAAAATTGAACACGAAAACGACTTCATCGGCTTTCAGATGGAAGGGCACAACGGCATAGATTACAGCGAACTTGACAAAATCAAGACCGAAATGCTGAAAATGGGGATGAAATTTGAAATAAGCGTGACCGAATTCGCCGAAATGTCTAACGGCGGCTACTATTTCGACTCGGATTTAATTGGTGGTTGAAAATGGAGCGTTTTTGCAGGAAGTGTGGAAAAATTATAACAGAAATTGAAGAAAAGGCATACGGAATGTGCGAAAACTGTTACAAAGAAAGGTTTTGCCGGTGGTGATATGCACTTTTTCGATATAACGGCTGGGCATGTTAAAGCGCTTTTCTATCGCTATGTTCCTTTCATCGAGGTCAAGGATATCGACTTCGGAGATAGTGAAATTTATGTAACCATTGAGACGCTGGATTTTGATGGGGAAATTGGCAGAAAGCGTCGGAAGAGTTTGGAAGCGGGATATGACGCTATTGCCAAGGAACTGGGCGCCGTATGGGACTATCACCACGCAGACTTGAAGCAGATTAAATTTAAGGCAAAAAAATGAAAACATTTATGGAACTTTATTTTCCATTTAATTATATATTTCTCATAAATATTTTTTATTTTCAGGCGGTTTGAATGAACTGCGAGGATATGCACCCTCTCACAAACAAGTATATTCGCAAGTTGCGGGAGGAGTTGCGCCAGATTATTGGAGTATTATTTTAAGGTGTGGTGAATGAATATAAGTTTAAAGGAGGCAAATAAATTAACGCAACACCCCGCATTCTACAGGAAAGTTAAAGGCAATTTGGTTATGTTCAGTTACCATTTCGCCGACCCGACGGTATACAGCAAGAACAGTATTGCCAGGGAGTTGAGAGGGATAGTGTTTGACGCAGAGACCGGCGAAATAGTGGCGAGGCCGTTCCCCAAGTTCTTCAATCTCGGGGAGCGGAACTGCTCAGTATCGGAAAGCGATTTCATTGTAACTAATGAAAAAATAGACGGGTCGCTGATATTTGCGTTCGTTTATGGCAGTAACATAGTATTGGCGTCTAAGGGGTCCTTTGATTCGGATGTGGTCGTTAAAGCTAGGCAGGTTATAAACAGCAATCATAAGCGGTTAATCAAGGATTTGTACGGGCGAGGTTATACAGTTATGTTTGAACTGGTCGATGCAAGCAATCCCATCGTAGTTCAGTATCCCGATACGGAGTTAATTCTCGTGGGGGCGAGAAAAAACAGCGACGGAAGCATGATGACGCCAAAGGAGATATTATGTCTGGGGAAAAAATACGGCGTCAAATGCAGTAATATTAAGTATCAGGGTGCGGCAAAAACCATTAGAGACAAAATAAGCGGTTTGGAAGGCGTTGAAGGGGTGGTTGGATACAAAAATCCATACGAAATTTGCAAAATTAAAACGCCGTGGTATTTGCGGCTTCACAAGTTTAATCCTTTCGGCCTCACGGACAAGGGCATAAAAGAGGCGTTCTTCAACCAGGAACTGGATGATATTTATCCCAATCTGTCAGCAACGGCAAAGGCGAGAGTTGATAAAATAGTGAATCAAATAACCCAAAGAATTAAACATAAAAGCGAAAAGGTCAGGGAATTTTTGGAGAAACATAGCGACATCAGCGACAGAAAGGAGTTCGCAGAAATATTGAGAAAAGAGGTGGAGAACGCGAGGGAACATTGGATATACTTCCAGGTTAAATTTAATGGTAAATATATTGAAAGGGTAGTGTTTGATTACTTGAAAAAGGCGTTTTGCTCGTAGTTTGATTCTTGATGGTGTTGAACGATGAATATAGAAAGTCTGCCGGTGAAAATTGGCAACAACAAGGTGTGCATCGGCGATTATACATTTAATCTGAATCAAGACGTGACGGTGCTGGACAAGGATGGTAATGTGGTGCTAAAGGGAAAAGTGGTGTTCACCATATACATAGATGGCGAGGGCTACATAGATTTTCACCACCTGGGCGTCGTGGTTAAAGTGCTGGAAGCTTACAACAATCGTATAGGCAGTAGGATCACTTTGCCCGACCTTTTATGTGAAATTTATAATAATAACTGGAAATTGAAAGGCGATAAATGTGGTAAGTTTCAGGAGTTTTGAAAGGAAAATCAATAATTTTATGGAAAATACGGGCATTCGTGACTTCTGCCGCGAGTATTGCAAAGGGAATTGCTGTTGCACTGTTAGAAAAGAGTGCGGCGAAAGTTGCAAGTCGGGCAAACTGCCCATCACTTGCAGCCTGTTTATTTGTCCCGCGATGGCAGGCGTGCTGGGACTTGGAAAGTATTATGACCTGTCTGAAAAAATTATATGCAAGCAAGCCGAAAACGAAAGGTGGAAGCCCAAAAGGATTAAAATCGGAGAAGATGAACTCAAACTGTTGAAACTGTTGGAGCGCTTGAATTGGGACAAAGTTAGCGTGAGACTAGCTTATTTGAAAGATATTATTGAATGGGTGAAGTTAAAATGAACGCGATAAGAAAATTGAAGGCGGTTCTTGGAGTTCGCGACGGCTATATGGACATAGACGAACTCAGGGCCAGAATCGCCATCAGGCGGCTTTTTGCCGACGAAAAGTGATTTTTCGCTTCTTGTATGTGACTTTCGATTTTCTCGTGATGAGATACCGGTTCTTTGCGCCACTTATATTCTTTTAAATATATGTTTTTGAGGCGGTTCGCATGAAAGTCAAGCTCAAACTGTTCAACGGAGCGCCTGTGATTGAGATTCAGTATGAAGGTCAGGAGTGGGAAGCGATTGAAAGCAAGCTCAAGGATCTTGGACTCAAAAAGGCGGAGACGGTTCAGGGTCTCGGAATGAACCTGCAGTTCAACTATTACAGGACCACGAACGAGGCTCTCAAGAGGTATTTGGAGGATGAGTTGAAGTACAACCAGTGCTACGACGACATCAACAAGCCCTTGCTCATGGGGTCTTATTTTAACGCGTCGGTGTTCAGGATCGTGCCAAAGAACGGAAAGGTTTCCATCAAGCTCGAAAAGTACATTTCAGTTAACGATTTGAAGCTCATAGTCAACAACATAAAAGCGGTGTACCGAGCGTTCTTTTCGTTGATCACCGAGGCGGATGTGTCCATCAAGGTCAAGGAAAAGGAAATTGAAATAAAATGAAGGTGCTTTTCCATGATTTCCAAGCATATCGTCTCCCTTGGCGTCGAGGCCGAGGGAGGGATAAACGAGGATGGCCTAAAGGAAGTGATCAAGGGTCTGGAGAAAAAGGGGCTGAGACACCTGTTCGAGATTCACTACGACGGGAGCGTTTACGTTTCCGACATGGATTACTCCGACAGGGAGTTCAACTTTCACAGCTCGGAGCTGAAGGACATCAGGTTTTTTTTGAAACTGCTGTTCGGCGCCGGGTTTAAAGCAAATTCAACGTGCGGATTTCACATTCACGCTAGGATGGTCAATGATTTGCCCAAACTGTTTTCCTACAAACACTTCTACGAGAAGTTCTTGGACCTATACAGGTCCAGGTACAGGTTTAACCAAAAGTATTTGAGAAGGCTGCACAACTCATACTGCTACGCCGATTACGATGAATACAAGATTTACAGGCAGCTGGCGTCGAGAAAGAAATGCAGTGAGAGATACACCGCGATTAATTTGAACTCGCTCAATCTTCACGGCACGCTCGAGTTCAGGATATTTCCTCGCCAGGAAAGTTTGTTGGAGGCGATGTCGACCATCAGGTTCGTCATCAACGCGGTTGAAAAGTTGGCGTCGCCTACCAGTTGCAGTTTGAGGGAATTTTCATTCACGCTCAATGCTCCCGACGTGCAGTATCCGAGGGAGCATGTTATCGAGGTGCTGAAAGTATGTGCAGATTAGGGTTTGTTTCGACCGGAGCGAAGCAGGATTTGACCAAAATCGTCACTTTGGCGACGATGTATTACTCGCATTACAATGACAACGGAACCGGTTACGCCTACGAGGACGACAAAAGGGGCGGTGCGGCGATCGTGAAGTCCGGCCTCGAAGCCAAGGACTTCTGGCTGACCAACAACTCCCGCATCGTCTCAAGGACCTGCATATTCCACGTGAGGAAAGCGACCAACGGGGGCGTGAGCAACGCCAACGCCCACCCGCACGCGTGCGGTCGGGTTGCGGCGGTTCACAACGGCGTCATCAGCGGCTACGAGAGCCTCAAGACCGAGCTCGAAAACAAGGGGCACAAGTTTTCGTCGGAAACGGACAGCGAGGTGTTCGCTCACGCCTACGTCGAGTACGGGCTCCGCTTCGTCGAGAAGATGGCGAAAAGCGGAGTGACCGGTTCGGCGACCGTCCTGTTGCTTGACGGAGACAAAATAATTTTATACACCAACAACAACACGATTGCCGTGTACGAGCTCGGGTCCGGGTTGATGGGCTTCTCGGACTCGTCCTTTTTCAGCAACGACAGAGAAGTGCCGATAAAAGACGATGTGATTTACGTGATTTCCAGGGGACGGATAATTAAATCCGTTTCAACGAAAGGCATACCGGAAACCCGGTTTGGCCGTTCGTGGTGCGACGACGGAATGTGCAGGAAGCAGAGTTCGACCTGGATCGAAAGGGCTATCAGCAACGCGTTTGCCGTTCCGTACGCGGACGTGCTCGTCACCAGCAACCGCAAGCACATTAAAATAGAAATAAACGGCAGTGCGGAGGATCTGCGGAGGGTGATGTCCAAGCTCGGCGGCGCTCTGACCGCGGACGGTCTGGTGATATACGGCAAAAAGAGCAGGATCAAGAGGAAGGCGTTCAGAGCCGGGTTAATGGAAGTCGGCAAAGCCATAGCGGCGTCTGCGCGGGATCGCTGCGCGTACAGTTATGACGACACTCGCTACGGTTGGGTAATATGATTGTGAAAAGCTGCCCGTTGCTCGAGGACACGCGGGCGAGGATCGAGGCGCTGAACTTCGACTTGCCGGACATCGTGTTGAACCTCGGGGACTCCAGGCTGAACGAATCCGTTTTCGGTTCCAGGGTCATTTTAAACCGCCGAAAGGCGGTGAAAAGGTGCCTCAACAAGAAAAAAATGTTCAGAATCTTCAAGGCGAACGCCATACCGAGCCCCGAGTATTTCGATTTGAGCAAAAAATCGGATGTCCTCAGAGCAGCGGGTTACTGCATAATGAAAAGGGAAATCGTGCTGAGGCGGGGAAGGGATATCAGGATAGCGGGCTCGGTTCGCGACTTTCTCCGCCGCTATCGCGACTACGATTACGCGACGCTGAAAATAAACAAACTGGCCGAGTGGAGGGTCATAGTGTTCCGCGACAAAATAGTCAAGGTCAGCATAAAGAGAGGGAGCTGTTTTGCTCTCAAAAACGCCAACGCTCGCTTCGAGCCGGTGTACCACTTCAGCAAGGACGCGATGAAGCTGTGCAAGCGGGTTGCGAGAATATTCGGGATAGACCTTTGCGGAATCGATATATGCTACGATAAGGATGCCGAGGACTTCAAAATCATAGAGATAAACTCGGCGCCCGGAATGAACCGGGATTCGGTCAAAATCTTTTTGAATTATTTGAGGCAAACCGATTTTAAGGCAAGAGAGCGGAATGTTTGAGCTCCGCGATCAACGCGTCCCGATGAAGCGGGGGCGCATTCGTTCCGCTCTGCCATTTTAAAGGTGCTTTGTATGAAGCTCAAGGAAACAGAAAGGGGCGAAGCAAAGTTGTTTGACCCCGAAATTTTCGGATTCTCCGAGTTCGCAAGCGGCGAGCTGAACGAACTGCAAAACGAGAAAATCAAGCAATTGAAATGGAAAAAGATTGTTTTATATAATGTGAATAAAAACGAAGTCAAGGAGTGGGAGGGAGAAACGCTGCTCAATTTCTCATGGGACTTTGCGTTGAAGGCGAGAAACGGGAAAATCGCGGAACTCATGGAAAAGTTGCAAACCGCTCCGCTCGGGGAGATATATGACATCATAGATGATATTTTTGATATCGCCGAGAAAGCCGGGGCAGTATTTTTTTATTGGAGTTAGATAAACATCATATTTTTATGAGTTTTTCAGAATAGTTTGAAAAAAAAAGTGGTTTTATGAAAAGAGGAGAAATATTGGCAAAAATGCTCGCGGATTTGGATGGGTGCCAAAACGAAGAAATGAAGCGCATGTATCTGGAAAAAGACTTTGATATAGAAGACTTTTTTGGTTGAATAGTACAGCCGTTTTGGAGGCGAATTTTGAAAATTGAGGTGGTGAAAATGGAAACCAAAAGTATGAGATTGGTGAAATTTTCGGACTGGAAAATAAAAAACAGAGCATATTGGAGCAAAGGGCTTTCATCAACTTACAGGGTGAAAGAGAAGATAAAATATAGAGACCTTAAAATAAACGATGATTTGAGGTTAGAGGAGGGCATTATTCTTGAATATTTAGAAAAAAATGTAACGCTCGGTGAAAAAGAGTATAAACCATCGCAACAGCACTTGATAGGTTATCATTACATATCTGTTATAGACAGCAACGATGATGACATTTTGTGGATACAGGGAAATATCAGAAGGGGGCGCCGCTATGCGATTTTTTCGGCAGGTGTGAATATGATTTTGAACTGGACTACAAAGCAAAAAGCGATGAAAAAGTTTAAGAAACTATTAAAAGAAAATTATGGTTTAAAACTTAAAGATTGATTTAAGCCGATAACAACATCATATTCTAATTACTTTAATAATATATTCTATTTAAGGTGAAAGTATTAAGAATGATTAGAATAATTTGAGGTGATAAAAACGGCGACGAGTGCGAATATCTTCATAGGAGATGTGGTGTTTTCGGTTGACAGCGACGGTTACCCCGACGATGTGATACCTTTATTGCAGAAGTTGGCAAAGGAAAGCAGAAACGAGGAAGAGTTTATCGGAAAATTGGTCAAAGAAGCATACCAGCCGGACCCTTTGGACAGTTGGTTGCATCTCGGCGAAACATCTATGCCGAGTTACGACTATGCGGTTGATTTCAAAAAGGGAACAATAACCTACGAGGAGGACGAAGAGGTCAAAGTAGTTGCCTTGAAGTGACTAAATTCCGGTATCTAAATGCCAGACTGTTTGGTTTTTTAGGATTTATGTTTATTCGAAAGTATGAGGTTGATGGGAATGAAAAAATCCGAATTAGAGGACATAATATACAAACTGGCAAAGGCGCTTCCGCTAACGAAAAGGGAAGAAAGGGAAGTGCGGAAAATTCTTCTTTGATTTCAAAATTGACGCCAAAATGAGCGATGAAATAATCTATTCATCAGAATATATATATTCCATCGCACAATTGATGTATACCATTCTTCCATATATATAGAGAGAAATTTTTTGGCGATGCGAAGTAGCGCAAACGGGTCATTTATGCTGAAGCGCTTATTTCGAGAGGCGAATAAAATGTATGTAAAAATTGAAAATTTCAAGGGTTTTTTGGATGACTTGAGAGCAATCAGTAAGATAGTCGACGAAGCGCGAATTAGGGCGGATCCCGACGGCTTGAAGATAAAAGAGGTTGACAACGCAAACATGTGCGTCGTTGACTACTTTTATCCCAGAACCAACTGCATCGAATACGAAAGCGATGACAGAGTTGCCGGTATAAACCTTGAAAATCTCAATAAATTGCTTAAATTGGCTAAAAAGAACGACATAATTGAAATAAAAACTGAGAACGACAGTATGATACTGACATTGAGCAATGACAGCACCGTTAAAGGGAGGAATTTTACATTTTCCTTGATTGAAGTGGAAAATAAATTGCCAGGCGATTTGGATTTCAAAACCGAAGTATCAATGCGCACGGAAGCACTTAAAACGGTGGTTGAAGAGGCGGAAACCATCAGCGATGCCATTATATTCTCTGTTATCAACGGGGTTTTCAAGGTAAAAACCGAGAATGCCACAACCAAATACAGCACGGAAATCGATGCCGAAAGCAAAGGAGCGAACGCCAATAGCAAATACCGGATAAACTATTTGAAGCGGTTTTTGATCAACAAAAAGGATGTTGAAGAGGTTAAATTGGAGTTCAATACGGACTATCCGCTGAGAATGACGTTTAGCAGGCGGGACAAATCGGTGCTGAAATATTTATTGGCACCGGTAATTGATGGGTGAGAAACTATGGGATACTATACGCAAATATATGTAAATCTGAAGGTAAAGAAGCAGAAAATAGAGGAATTTAAGAGCAAAATCGAGGAACTGAAGGAGAAGGTCAGAAACGGAACTCTGCCAGATGGCAATTGGTTCTGGTGGTATGAGGACATCAGCGTGGCGGAGGACGGCAGTATAGAATTTACTGACTATACCAGAAAGTGGTATGAGGAAGAAAGATTTTACAACTTCATAAAGGATTATGTGGAACAGGGTTATATTGAAGGATACGGCGAAGAATTTGGAGATATATGGAGAGTTGTTTTTGACGGCAAAGGCCACTTCAAGTGGCAGGAAGCGGTATTCCAAGATGTAAAAGGGTTGGTGGTTCAATGATGTGGGGTTTGTTGAGTGAAGATGAATTCGCCGAAGTGATGGATGCGTTGAACAAGGTTGGAATAGAAATAACAAACAAACAATATGAAGAATTGAAGGAAATTTTGGCAGTTTGAATGATGAGGTGAATATAAGATGAACTGGGACAAAGTGAGCGATTGGGATATGGAAAACGGCGAAGTCAGGTTTTTTGACGACGAAGGCAAATTGATAAATACCGCTTGGCTTGACGACATAATAGACAGTTACATAGAACATATGAAAGAATTGGATAGGCGATGAAAATGTCATACTTTAGTTGCGATTGCGGTTGCGATGACTGGAAGTTAAAAGAGGACGGTAACAAACTGATTGTGGTGTGTAAGAATTGTGGAGAAGTATTTGACGAAAATTTGTTTGTTTATAAGTGATGTATATACAATAAAAACGAAACTAATCTAAAGAAGAATCACGGCTTTGTCGGTTGCGATGTGCCGACAGGTGGTAAAAATGGTGGAAAATTTAGATGTATTGTTGGGCATGTTGGAAAAACTGAAATACAATATTGAGGAAGCAATTGACGAGGTAATAAATGAAGAATTGGATAAAATAACAAATTATGACATACAAGTACAGCTGAATTCTGTAAGACACAAACTCGTAAGCAAACTGAAAGACATTGAAACTATGAAAGAAATAGAGGAATTTTTAATGGAGAGACCTGTTTTGTGAATGTTTTTTTGTTGTTTTATTAAATTGATTCAGATGAAATTGGGGTGGTTAGGAGATGGCAACCCATGTAGAGATAATTATTAAACTTAAAAGGAAAAAACTCAGATTTACAGTCAATGCATTAAATATCACCAAATTTTTTAATAATAAAAAACGCAATATTAACGATACTCTTCTTGAGATAGAGAAAGCGTTTGTAGATGCTTATGAGAGAGGAACTGCGATATGGATTATAGCGGATGATATGAAATTGGTAGGACCTTGTAGAAAAAAGAAGAAAAATTTATTATGACAGGCAGTAGAAGGTGATTGAAAATGACAACCCATGTTGGTGTAGTAGTTAGGACTTCAGATGATAAGGTGTTAAAGAAAACATTTTACGTAGATGACTTCAGTGAAATATTCGCTAAATTCAAGGATGAAAGGGACTTTTTAAGAAGATTTAGAACAACAAGGGAAGGAAGACCATGGGATTGGATAGATGGATACACCGTTATAGATTTCAAAGGAAAATTGATGACTACATTCAAAAATGCTTTATGGTGGGATTGGCAGGAAGTAATCGACAAAATGACTGTGATGAAAGAAAGGGGTTGGAAAATAATTTTACAATATTCACCATAGTAAGATTTTGTCTCTACAGCAAAAATTAAATTGATGATTTGTATTCAAGGTGATGAAATATAAGGAAAGTATTGAAACCAGTTAGATTCTCTTCGACTGGAGAGTTTGTATTTAAGGATTTGGATGATAAAAGGTATTATGCGGTGATATGTGCCAACCAAAAAACCAAAAAGAGTTTTATTTGGAATAGTTGGAGAGTTTACATTCCAGTAAAAATATTAAAAAGAGGAAAAGAGGGGGCGAAGATAATTTTACCATATGAAAAATTTTCAATAAACTTTTCTGTTTTTAAGAGGATTTAAGGTGACTGTATGACATCTGAAATGCCAAAAAGGAAAACGAAAACAAAAGCGCCGAAAATAAAAGAAAAATATCTCAACACATACGAGGATATACCTTTGGTAGAAGATGGCGGTCTGGAGGCGTATTGGTGCGGGTCGTATAAAGAAATTAGAGTTATCCGCAGAGTTTCAGTTGGGATCGATTCTGTAGTGGCTACTTATGATCCCAATATAAATAACAAATTTTTTTCGAGAGTATCAATACACGCCAATACACTGTCAGACGCCGAAAGAATTGTAAAATTACTGAAGCGGGCGTGTAACAAGGTATTGGAAAAGTATTCATAAAAACAAGAATGCGAAGTGAACCGGGTGAGAGGTATGAAGAAAAGATGGGATAAAGGAAATAAGATTTATTGGGTAGTTGTCGACGAGGACGGAGTGGTGGCAGGAATTTTTACAAAGGCGCTAGGAGACGGATACGGAAACGGCTATGGAACGCAGCACATAGTAGATTTGAGCATAAACAGCAAAAAATATGCAAGCGTTAAAGTAAACTGTTACAACTCCTCATGGGCGTGCAGAGGACATGGAATGAACGATGAGTGGATAGAAGCAGAAGACAATATTGGAAAAGAAGAAGCGATTGAATTCGTGAATGAAATTAAAAGAGAACTTGAAGATGCAGAAGACGAAACAAAAGATGTAGAGGAGTTATATGAAAAAATCAAAGAGTTTGTAGAAGAGAATTTGAGGTGAGAGCGATGGAAGTCGATTTCAGCTTGAATTTTCCTGAAATAAGAACAGGCTGGTATACCGCTGAGTTCAGCAACCCTTCAGAAGTCAAGTATAGCATCGGTGAAATCGAAAGAATCCAGCAGTTGTTTACCGATGCTGAATTTCTCAAGAACGCCATTCAGTATTCACTTGCCCCGAGATATGACAGGAACAAAATCAAAAATATTATCAATACGTTCCTTATTATCAGTAACCTGACAAAGACGCCTATTAAATCGGCGTGTCTCAAGTTGCTGCTCCAGTGGTATTTCGGATATGTTAGTAATCGCTATAGGTCAAGAATTAACATTGATGAAGTGCTGGTCTTCGACCTGACAGGCGAAGACGCAAAGGTCTACACAAAACTTTCATCAATGGCTGATCAGTAACTTCGAGAGCCTTTCGATGACGAGCGTCAAATCAGGTGAGGAAGATGGGAAAAAATCTTGAAAGATTTATAGAAATGTTGCTCAATACGCAACGCAATTGGAGAGAAACGGCTTTAACTGACAGTATTGGAAACCAAACCATAGATACATGCTACGCCCCCGACACTCAAAAATGGGAGACGGGAATTGAAAGAGATGGTAAATGGATTATCGTTGAGCAATATGGAGATGAAGAAGAAGCCAGAAAGGGACATAATAAATGGGTCAAAAAGATCAAGCATAGCCCCAAAATGCCGCTCAAAGAATGCCAAACGGCCGAAGAGTGGTTTTTTGGTTAGATGGGTGTTTTTATGAGTTACAGCGTATGGATAGTTATTAAAAAATGCAAAAATAATGAATATAAGAACATTTTGGCGGAGAAAATAGCGGAATTTGAGAGCGAAAGGATGGCGTTGAATTACGCAAAAAAGGCAATCAATTCAAAGAACCAGACGGAGGACAAATGGCTTAGCGTGGAGCAAGTCACGGAATTGCTGGAAAACACATTGCTCGAACGCGCATTTGATCTGAAAGCGAATTAAAGGTCGATGCTATGGGTCAAGCAGACGTTTTGAAGATAGTGAAAAAGCATCCGGACAAGTGGTTTAGCGTGAGCGCGTTGGCAAACGCGCTCGGCGTTTCGCCGGCCAGGATCAAGATATGGGTCACCAAACTTTACAGGCATTGGGACCTGATCGAGGTCAGGCGGGACAGAGCGGTTCCAGAAACATTCGTAAAATACAAGCAAAAATGATGCGGTATGGTTGGAGAATTTTTGAAAGTCAGGTGCAAAGCGTGCAAAAACGAGCAAATAATCTTTGGGAGAGCCACTTCGGTGGTCAGATGCCTCGTTTGCGGAAACATTCTGGCGGTCCCGACGGGAGGAAAATGCAAAATTATTTCCGCCAGGCTGAAAAAGGTTATTCCGAACGATGATGATGCTTCTTGATTGTAAATCAGATACATTTATCTAACAGAATATATATGTTTCATCAAACAATTGGTGTATACCATTCTTCTATATATAATGTAGAGAATTTGGCGATATGCTATGGAAACAGTAAAAGACTACATAAGCAGAGTGGCGCTGTTCAAAATAGCGGTTTACCTTCATCGCAATCAAGGACGGCGCTTGAATATCACGACCATATCCAAGAGGTGCGATATAACATTCGCACACACGGTGAAAATGATAAGATTGATGCACGCGAACGGATTCGTAGTTATGGCAAGGCGTGGAAGGGAAGTGGCGGTGTTTCTGACCGACGATGGAAAGGAATTCGTGGAGTGCGTCGCAAATATGTTCAGGATTCTCAACATAGACTCGGAATCGGCGTGAGACACTCTTTTGAGTGTGATTTCTATGGCGATAGCGGGCAGACGATATTACCAGCAACTGATCAGAGGCGTTGAATACCTAATCAGGGGAGATTTCAACAGCCTCTGGGTCCTGGGTCCGGGCGGAATCGGAAAATCTATGGTGATCGACAGCGTTTTGGACGAAAACAAATTGAAAGAGGGCAGAGACTACACCATATTCAGGGGAAACATATCCGATGCTTATTTGTATGAGTTCATCTATAACAACAGGGACAGGATTATAATTTTCAGGGATGTTGCCAAACTGATACGCAGGTTGAACACGATCGACACGTTCAAAAGTTTGACCGAGGAAAGGGGCAGAAGGATCATCAGCAACAAAACTTACGCCGAGCACGATGTCCCGGACACATTCGAATTCACCGGAAGGATCATTTTTGAAATCAACGACATCATGAAGAAATACGAAGCGGATCTGAAGGCGCTGTTCAGCAGGGGATTGTTCGTTGAAATAATACTCTCCTACGATGACATCAAAAACATTATGTACGAAAGATGCGACACCGAAGTCAAAAAGCAGATAACAAAAATGCTGATAAGCAACTTCAACTACCTTGGAAGGAGCGGGTTCAATCTGCGAACCCAAAATATATGTTTCAAAATATACGAGGCGTGCATCCGGGACAAAAAAGACTGGAAGCGGGAGATCGACATGTTTCTCAAAAGTCAGATGAGCGAGCCCAGAAAACTGCTGTACGAATGCGCCGGGTTCAAGCCGGTCAAGCGGATGGATTTCGTCAAATTCTTGATGAGCCGGAAGGGATACTCTTATTCAAGTTGCCAGAGAAGAATCAAGGACTATCTCATAATGGGAGAGATATTCAGCAACGGTTTGAAAAAGCAGTCCCTCTTGAAATTGACCCCGTTTTGAGCAATCGAATCTCTGAATTCGAGCATGGAAAAATGGGTCAAATGTATCAAATATTCGCATACAATATCTCGATGATTGCTATGGAATACGAGATTGGAATAGACGAAACGGCAAGGTGCCCGTGCTTGGGTCCGCTGTATATACTGGGGTTGATGGCCCCGAAAACCAAATTGAAAGAGATGCAAAAGCATCTGGTGATAAAGGATTCCAAAATCACCACCTCGGCACAAAGAGAAAGGGCGTTCAACTGCGTCATAGATGATTCGGATTTCACGGTCAAATTGATTGAAATATGGCCGCCGGTGATAGACATGGCAGTAACTCGCCAGATGAAATGGAATTTGAACGACTTGGAAGCCATATTTTTTGCCAAAATAATATTATCTATGTTATCTATGTTGGATAAAAAAAGCGCGGCGGTTTATGTCAATAACTTTGAGAGAAAAAGATCGCAGTTAATTGAAAGATGGAAGCGAATAGGTTGCTGGGAATCGCTCAAAGATGCGGAGATCCACATCACGCACAGATACAACGCCGTTGTCGGACTCGCGTCGATGCTGTGCAAGTACATCGAGGACGCGGAAACATGGTTGTGGAAAAATGTTGTTTACGGGTTTGACTTTGGTTCAAAGAATCCAAACGATGCCAAAACCCAAGAATTCGTGAGAAAGCGCCCCGACAGCCAACTTATCCGCAGAAATTGGGGCACCGTCGTGCCTCGGATTTTGTTTGCCGGAAGATTCGGCGCAAAGTATTAATATTTTTCTACTATAAATAAATATATGAACGACATAACAACCATAGTCATTGAGAGAGAAACGAGAGATAAATTAAAAAAGATCGGCAAAAAGGGAGAAACCTACAACGATATAATAAAAAGGCTGATCGAAAACAATGAGACCAAACAATACTACAGAAACGGATTTTGGATTGAAACAGATGCTGCACCTCCATTGATGCGTGATTGAAATGAGCGAAGTTAAAACCATACAAGGAAAGGTTATCGCAAGCACCTTTAAAGGCGAAAACAAGTGGGTAATAAAGATAGGCGACATTTTTATATGGGGATTCGGAAAGAAGCCGGAAGTGGGGCAGAAAATAGAAATGAAATACATCGAGAAACCGAAGAACGGAATGGTATGGAACAATGCCAAGGAATGGAAAGTGGTAAATGAGCAAGAAAAGAGCGTGGAACCGCGACTGAAGCAGGCGTCGGATATAAAGGAAATCGAGATACTCGAGCATCAAAAATTGCTGGAGATACGAAGAATGAGCAGTATAAAGTCGGCAATCGCTTTTTTGGAAGTGAAAGGCAGCGACATAACAGTTGATACGATGATAAGTATAGCGAAACGCATAGAGCAGTATTTATCGACCGGCGATTGATACATGCTGGTATGAGAAACCGAGTCAAATATCCATCTACAAGCGGGAAAGTCCTAGCCTCTCACCTACATCACCTTTTCTTGCTTGGCTCGGCTCAAAATGCCCTAAACAGTTCGCCATAGAGTATGCGGGTTCGATTCCCGCTGCAAAGGAATGGTGACCACTATGGCGAATCGCGGCGATCTCCTGCTTCCTGCCGGACGCGCCAGAGAAGCTCGCCGCGAGGCTGGGGGAGAGAAGTAAAGCCGGTGGTTATGTGGCAAAAAGAAAAAAATTAGAAAAAAAATACAAGGAGCGCGAAGTTCTTGAACGCGAATTAAAGCGATTGGTTATACCTAACAAAAAATTGAAACAAGAAGCAGAAAGCGTAGGATTGGAATGGAGAAGCGGACAATATGAAGGTGTCGTGGGTACGTTTACAGACAAAGAGTTTTTCATGAAGAAATTTGGAGAACAAGCCATGCTTGCTACAGTTTTGAAACTAATCGAGGAATGGAAAAACAAAATAGAAAAAATAGAGAAGCAAACAAAATAATTAAAAAAAGAAATTATGGACATCAATAGGCGGTTGGTGAAATCAGGCATCATAATAGGCTCATAACCTATTGTTTCGGTTCAAATCCGAAACCGCCTATGGTAATGGAATGGAAGAATACAAAAAGGTTCAATGTAAAATTTGCGGTGAAATATTACTTAATGAGAGCATATCCGAGCATAGGGTCGCAACAGGACATGAAGAATTTGAAAGCATCTCGGAGAGGTGAGAACATAGAAGAAAACAAGAATCTGATAATAAGCAAATACAAATGCGGAAGGCAATGGACATATCGCATAGTTATAGAACCGTTAGATTTTGCTATTCTGCTATCAGACAATCAACTTCGCAAGATTCGTAAAGAGAAAAGAGGAAGATTACATATTGATTTTGAACCTGCTGTGGAATGAGCCGCACCGCAGAGGCTGCATGGGGAAGATGATAAAAATGGAAGGCGAAATATTAGACATTAAACAGTTCGGTAAATATCTCATAATCTCTTATAAGGGGGCATGGGGGATTTCATTTCAACAAATCAGGCTCGATGACGGAAAGCTCAAAAAATGACATGCGTGGGTAGTCTAAGGCAGGACGCCCCAAAGCGATGCCGTGAGGGTGGCAGGGGAGTGCGAGCGTCGTGTTAGTGGGGCGATGCGGGTGAAAATCCCGCCCCGCGCTTGGTGATGAGAAATGACCGCGCTCAACTGGCCGAGGTGAGGAGAAGTGAGTAAGAGCAGGACTATAGTTTTCCAAATGACAGGACTTCAATTAGCCGGCATTTGGCTAAAGGCACGGATAGCTGGCATCCAACTCAATGAAGCTATCGTCTGTGAGTTTGCTGATTTGATTCGAAAAAGAACAAATGCTGAAAGAATAATTCCAAAAATTTCCGGTGTCTCTCAACTCATAGCAGAAACCATTGTTGGGGCGAACTTAGACGAATATTTCGTAAGCAATCCAGCCAGATATATGCGGATAGATGTGCGACCTCCTCGTCGGAAAAATGAATGGTGAAAGAAAATGAAGAAAATTAAATCCGGACTCGAAAAACATTTCAAAATTGAGACTTGGGTCGAGAAAAATCAATATGGCTATCTGATAAAGCAAAAACATGAATCAGAAGATTACCCCAATCTTTTCGTGGAAGAAACAGTCATTCTAACTCCGAGAGTCATTAAAAAACTAAAAGTGAAAGAAAATGATAGGAGATGACCCTTTGATAAGAGATTGGATAGAGAAGATAAACGAAACCACAGGAAATTAAAGGCGATGAAGAATGGAATTCAGCTTAAACCTTGCTTGTATTTTAGAAAAGATGGGAAACGAATTTGATGAGACATTAGAAGATTTGGGAGTAGGGTGGAGAAAAGTTGCAGAGATGATAGTTAAAGGAGAGATGGAGTTAAGAATAAAATCTACTCCGATTGGAGATTATCTTGTGATAGAAGTTCCAGATAAGTTTATTAATGCTCAAAGTGAAAGAAATGAATGAACCAAAGCCTCTTAGTTTGGATAAAGAGAGTCCATATCCAGAGGATATATTTCCAGAAATAACAAAAGAGGAATGGGAGAGAATAGATAAACTGCTGAAAAAGGAGATGGGCTTTTCACTCGACAGAGTTGCTGGAAACATAAACAGAAAGATGTGGAATAATATGAAGGAATGGTTTACGGAACGCATCAAATCCGCAGTCCAGGGATTGAAACAGGATATCGAAAAGAGGAAAGGAGATAACTGCTGATGAAGGCAAAAGATACACATACGATTATTGTATTCATTTAATCAAAAAATGGTTTCCTGATGCTCTTGGAGACGGTGAAAAGCCATGAATTTAGATAAAATTGTCGAAATCTGTTTTCTCATAGGGTTTCTCAGTCTTCTGTTATTCGTTGTCGGGGGCATCGCTTTCGTTCCAGACGCTGACGGTCCTTTCATTCTGCTTATTCATTTTTGTAACAGCAGTCGTTATAGTGCTGATGATTTTCATCACCGCTACGAATTGAGATGCTGAAGGTGAAAAAAAATGGAATGTAAAGCAAAATTCGATTCAAAAGAAATAAAGAACCAATTGGTGCTGGCTGCTGGAACATATAACGGAGAGCTATATTTTCCACCCGAAACAATCAAAAAAACAGTTTCACTTACAAAACGAATACCCGTTTATTTGAATTCCACACAAGACAACAAACATTTAGTAGGTGCGGCAACAAATTTCAGATTAAAAAATAACAAAATGTATTGTGATGTAAAAATTGAACCTGAATATTTTGAATCATTTGCCTTAGATTTAAAAAACGGAGAATCTAACGGCGCAACAATAAAAAGGATTGAAATTGCAGGTTTAAGCATAATACCGAACAAAAAAGTAATTAAGAAAGAGCGAGCGAAATGATGAAAGAAAGAAACGCTTATACAGGAAGTTCGTTTGCCGTTTTTGGTTCATGATGTGGTGAGAAAAAAATGGTTAAATCAACCCAAAGACATTTCAGACTTGAACCGGGAGAGTATATAATAACACCAGACCATCCGGACGCACGAGATTACAAAGTGCTGTTCAAAGGAAAAGATGTGGGTAGGACCACAACCGCAATTGTCAGAATAAATATTGAAGCATTAAAAAAGCGACAAAAAAGTAAAAATTGACGCTCGATTGAAATGAGGAAAATAAACAAGAACAGAAAGGGGCTGTATGCCGAGAACCAGGTCAGGGAGCATCTGGAGGCGCGGGGATATCTGGTATGGAAGCCCAGCAGGAGCAGGTTCAACTCCAACGACATCTTCGGGCTCTTCGACATGCTCGCCGTGCATCCGGCCAGAAAAACACTCTGGATACAGGTAAAGCACAAGAGTTCATACTCCTCCAAAGTCAAGGAAAGTATCCAGAGATTCGCGGACGAATACATGTCGCCGTATGATATCGCGGAAATATGGGTGAAGAACCGTCCCAAGACATTCATCGTCCGCAGATACTATCCCCATACCGTATGGGAAAGCATGCTGATAGCGGTCTGAAGAGGTGAATAAAAAATGACCAGGAAGAAAAAAATTAAAGTAGAAGATGCTCCAACAATGAAGCCCGGAAGTATCCGCGATGGTGGAAGAGTCTTTGCTGTTTTGTGTATCATACTATGGGGTTTCATTTTGTGCGGCTTGATCATGCTTGTGACAAAATAAGAATCGAGAGGTGAGATTGTATGAAACAACTCAAAAAAATCGTAACCAAACCGGTGAGATATTGCGAAAAACACAAAATCCACTATAAAAAGGGGGAAGAATGTCCGAAATGCAAAGAGGAACGAGAAGCAACCAAGACAACCATTGTACTGGGTCCGGATGTTATGAAGAAATTGCTTGCCATTATGAAGAGAAAGGGATTCAAAACAAAAGAAGAAGCGATCAAAGAGACCATTATGAGATACTGATGCGGTACAAATCATCATAACCCCCCCCCCAAGTCAAAAGTTTGAGTTGCGGCTTTCATAGGTTGGCAATCCAACCAACACTTTACATTTGGATTACAGCATTCTTTGGTGGTACAGATGAAACCGGTAGATTGGAACGAAATGGACAAAAAAGAAAAAGAGGCGTTGGCGTTAAAGTTATTACATAGCGTAAGAGGCGAATATATAATAAGTCAAGCACTTGTGAAGGCAATCGAAGCGATGCAATCGGAAAAATATCCCGAAACAAGCAATATACAGGATATGGAAATGCTGCTCGAACTGTTTCCGATATATAAACTAGTTCAAGCAGCGAACAAAAAGCGATTGAAATGAAATGCCCTGTTTGCGGATCTACCAGAATCAAAGGAAATAAAAACAAATGGAAGTGCATGAGATGCGGTTTCAAACACATAGGAATCAAATCATTGTGAGGGGAGAAGATTATGCCGCGATTAACAAAAAGGCAGAAAGTGATTCCGCAAGAACATGGCTATTACAAATGTCCGTACTGTAACCATATCTGGAAAAGCAAGCTGAAAAGCAGGAAACCCAAAGAGTGCCCGTTTTGCCGCAAATATTTTATACCGTGATGTGTGATGATCAAGGCGCAAATAGATGGCAAATCATTGGGCAATCCCGGACGAGCATACTGGATAGCATTATTTGACCGAAAACTGGGAGAGTCCAACAGATATTACGGCGAAGGCGACGACCTCACCAACAACGAGGCGGAGTATAACGGTTTGATATTGGCTTTGGAAAAAGCGCCCGAAAACTGCGAGCTCGAAATCGAAACCGACAGCAAATTGCTGGTCGGCCAGATGACGCAAAACTGGAGAATAAACTACCCCCATCTGTACGAGCTCAATCAAAGAGCGAACGATCTGATCAGACGCAAGTGCATCAAATTGAATCTCAAATGGATTCCGCGCGAGAAAAATATATCGGATTTGGTGCTTAACAGGCACCTTCGAAAGACGGGGATACTGGAAATAAGGTGCCCGCTGTGCGGAGGAAATGGTTATTTCAAACAGGAAAAGTGGTTGACGGATTTCAAATGTTTCCTTTCGAAAAGGGAACGCGACATAGCATCTTCCGAAGATTATAAAGATCTCAGAGGCATTTTTGTCAAAATCTTCGGAAGAGAGCCAAAAAAAGGTGGTTGATATGAACGTAAACGCGATGCTGGACAAAATGCTTTGGCTGTGTGAGGTATTGGCTTTGGATTTGAAAATGATGGTGGAGCTGAAGCAATTGAACGACGCGAGAGTGGATGAAATACTGGCAAAGTATGCGGAAAAGCAGGAGGCACTAAACTCTTCGTTTGGCTTTGATTTGAATAAATTGGTTCGCGATTCGAGGTGATCGCGGTGCCTTATCGAAGGGAATGGTCGAACAACGAGCAAAAAATATTGGATGCGCTACGCGGGGATGCGTATGGAAAAACATTCACGGAAATTGCTTCAAAAACGAATATTAAAACAATTGCTTTGAAATATGCACTCGAATTGCTGATCAAACAAGGCAAAGTGGAATGTCGCATGATTTCCGCAACAATCAAATTATACAGAATAAAGCAGAAACAGCGCCCGCGCTAAAAGGTTTCTCTGAGTATCTCGACCTCCCCTTCCTTTTCCTTTTCTTCGATGAGCTTTTGGAACGCTTCAGTTTTTGGTTTGATAAACATAAATCCGTATCTTTTTTCCATATCGCTGACTATTTTAATCGCGTTCATGTTGATCTGCAGCACCTTTTGCTCTTTGATTTCGGCCGGTTGTTGGTCCCTGAACAACAATCTTGAATAGAATTCCATATTTTTCAGCATCGTATTGTTGAAAGATTCCAGAATGGCAACGCTTTTTTCAAGGGACCCTTTTATTGCGTCTATGTCTCTGATGTCTATTTTGTTTTTGTCGAGTCTTTGATAGTAGTTCAAAGTGTCGTTTTCAAGCACCTCTATCCATTTGAATACCTTGTCTTTGTAAGCGTTCAGCCTTTTGTTTATTTCCCGGAGGCTGTCATGCAGTATCATTATTTCGTTTTTCATTTTTTCAACTATCATCTTTGTCGTTTGGTCTTTGTCCACCAGCAAATCCTTGTTATCGAAACTCATATTGTATTTTGCTATTTCGTTCTTGATCACATTGTTGATCGTTGCATAATTGGCTTTGATGCCAAACTCCTTGCTGATCGTTTCGGCAATTTTGCTGATCGGATACTGCTGAATCTTAAGTTGCAGCATTCTTTTTACCACTTCGGGTTGTCTCAATTCAAAATTTACAGCCATATGCCATCATCTTCGTAAATCTTTTTCAAACCGAGTTTGGCATCGATCTCTTCCAGCTCGGTTCTTATTTTTCTAACTTCGCTGAGTTTGCTTTTCAAGGATTTATCCAAATAGGCTCGTCTCGCAATGAGATGAGATGTTTCATCGTTTTGCATCCATAATCACCCCACTATCTCGAATATTTCGCCTTTTTTTGAATGAGGCTTTATCAGTCCGCTCTTGATGAACTCTTTGAACCATTTCTTAACGGTTCTCTTGTCGTTGCCCCTAACGCTTTCTATGGCTTTTTTAATGTGGAAGGAGTGCGACTGCATCTCTATGCCGTATTCGCTCTTAAGGTATTCCTTCACAGATCTGAACACCATGTTGACTTTGAGGTTGGGATTTCTCTTAAAAACATGCTCGCTTTGTGCATGTTGTGCTATCCAGCTCTTGATGGCCGATTCGACCTCGAAGGACAGAAAAGAGTGCTTATTGCCGTATTTTTTAGTTACTAAATCCGTCAATCGTCGATAAGTTTCGTCTTCGAGGCGGAAATGTCTGACTTTCCTTGCCATGAGGAGCTTCACCATGCAAAAGACATTAGCATCTGTGTATCAAATGTGTATCAATCGTGTATCAAGTTTTGCATATATACATATTTATTGTAAAAATATTTAAATTTATCTTCATCTACTCCAACATTTAATTGGAGTAGAGAGGCATTTTTTAATAGCAACGTGTGTCAATCCTCGCCGCGCACAAAGTGCACAAAGTCGACACGAATTTGACGGAAAACTATTTAAATACCAAAAACAATATATATATTTGATAGAAATGACTGTTACGAAATCGAAAAAAGGCAGATGGATAGTGCTTGTGAGCGATGCGTCGTCCGCGTCAGCCGTTGCACAGGATTTGGCCGACGCATTGAACGATGAAGATGTGCCTCTTTCGCAATTTGTTTTGTTCGATGTCACAAACAAGATCGCGGTTTTTAAAAGATAGGTAGTTTGAATGGCACTCACTCGCTTTGTCGTGGACATGAGGACATATCAAATAGACGAGTCGTTGTCGTCAACCCCCGAAACATTCAGGGAAACCCAGATAAAGCACAAAATCTCATCCTTGTCGGACGGCTCCCACACGGAAACAATCACATTGTCAAAGGGAACATACCGTGCGGTAACCGAGGTGGGAGTGTCGGTTGGCTCGAACGGAAATGAGTGGGGCAGCGACGGATACATCGAAATCCACAGAACGGACGACACGCCAGACAGCTCTTCCAAAATTGCGGAGGGCTACCTGAATGTTTCGAGCGTTGTCCTGATAGACGAGATTCTGTTCTCCAAAAAGAAATTGAAGATAGTCATAGACCACAATGCGGGGACGGCGAAGGACGTGCATTTGAACATCAGATACAAATATTTTTAATCTGCGTGAGACGCAATGAAGGTCTTCTTGGAGGCAACGGCGTTCGTTTTGATATTGCTTGCATGCTGTGTTGTTTTTGCCGATGCCGTGTCCCAGCACAGCGGAGAGCACTTTAACATGAACCTGACAATATCCACGAGGCCGCCCCTCACGGCTCCGGCGAACTTCACCCACACGAACAAGAACGCCTCGACGAACTTCACGTGGAACGCGTCGAGCCACCACATCAGCGATGCCGGTTTCTACGGATACTTCAAACTGCAATTGGACAACGACACCGACTTCAGCTCCCCGGTATTTAACATAACCATTAATGGGACGGATTCTTGCTCGAACGGCGTCTGTAACTACACATACGAGCCAGAGTTGCCAGACAGCTGGTATTACTGGAGAGTCGCCCATCTCGAGAGATACAACTGCAGCGACGTGAACTGCTCCCGCGTGGCGGACTACAGAGGGGAGCCGGAGTTCGTGGAGGGAGACTTCAGCTACTGGGGGACGGGGGTGAACAACGATACCGACTGGTCGACGCGGACGCTGGTAATCGACACGGTGAACCCCATACCATACTGCTATCTGCCGTCCTACATGCACCCGCACACGTGCGACGAGAACATAACGGAATTCGACAGGAGATGGTATCTGAACCTCTCGTGCAACGATTACAATCTGTATGGAATGTTCGTGAACATAACGAGTTCTAACGGAACGCAGAAGTTCACCTACTCGAAGGAGGGCATCTCCGGGAACGAGTACAACTACGTACACGGCGTCAACACGGGAAAGTGGCCGGAGGGCGAGTATTTCCTGAAACTGGTCTGCAGCGACGACCACACGGCGATGAAAATCGCGGACATACCCTACAGGACGTGGGGAAACAAGGTCATATTCAACATAACGCCGAAGCACGGAAAAAGAGACGTCTCATTCTCGATAACGCCGATGCTCCCCGTGAGCAAGGAGGACGTGACGGTGAGCAGGAACATATATCCGAACATCGTGAAGAAAAAATACAAGTATGAGATAGGATACAACTTCAGCGAGGTCGTCGACCCGAAAGAAAAACTGCACGAGTATAAATTCATCATCCTGTCGGACTACAAAATCCGCTACAGGGAAAAGTCGAAATACAAAGGGCACTTCGTCATCGGCAGGCATTGCTACGACGAGGGCTCGAACTGCAAGTGGCTGGACTTCCACAAGGAGGCGGAAGGCGGAGCCATGATAAAGGTTCAGAAGCTCGACAAAAAGTCGGGATACGCATACGAAGTGACCCTAATCACGAACAGGACATACATAGACCCCGAAATCGGCGGTTTGAACTACGCGACAAAATACTGGAAGGTGAGAATCAAGCACAAGCAAACGCCCCTCGGCTCGAAAAAACTGCTTGTTCTGGCGGGAGCGATTACAACCGGGATAGGGGTTTATGCTTATTACAGGCGAAGGAGGAGACGCAGGCGGCGATGAAGCATGAAAAAACTGAAACCTTTCGGCGAAATCGAAATCAAGAGGATAACTGTTCCAGACGATTTATTAAGACAGGACTTGGGAGACATAAACTCGCTGGTGGAATCCATAAAACGGTGCGGCCTCGACA